CGCAGAGTGCGCTTTCCTCGCACTGCTGTTGGGAGGGGAGTGTGGAATGCATGCGCAAGAAAATGGGCTGAGGCAACAGCCAGAAGAAGACGCACTGAGGCAACGAGGCAATCAGCCCTGCTCTGGAAACGCGTCTTGAACGAAAGTCACTCTGAAGAAAGGGGAAGATATGACCAAAAGCAAGGGGAGCCTGTACCAGATGGCTCCTCCTCAAGAAATATATACACTGCTCGCTCATCATGGGACAGCCGAGCAACTCACCCAACTACGAGCGGCAAAACTGGGAACCAGGCTGCATCTGCAAGGCTGCCACTATCGAATAACTGAGGTCTTTTTAGACGATCTGAAACGCATTCTCGGCAAGGGGATAGTGGAGGAAGTATCGGTATGACCATATATGGGACACGAACACTCAATCCCTATTGGGATGAGATCAAAGACAAGCCCATTGATGATCCGTACGGATTCCGTTCGGGGAAATACCTTTCCGACAAGAAGATGGAAGAGGCGAGGCACCTTTTCGTTTCACGCTATGACTATTGCGAAAAGTATAGCTGGGCTATTCCCGACCCTGCATCGCTCGCTTTTGTCGCTGAATGGCTTGGTCCGAAAGCGGTTGAGATGGGTGCTGGTACAGGGTATTGGGCATGGCAACTGTCGCACTTGGGCGTAGATATGCTGTGCTATGATCTCTTCCCGCCCGATCAGGATACCCGCAACCACTACCATAGCCCTCGCGTCTCACACTCTGGGGATTTCTCGTATGAACTGCGGGAGGTCTATCACCCGATACAGCGTGGAGGCCCGAGCGATCTTGCTCAGCATCGTGAGAGAACACTTTTCCTCTGCTGGCCTCCCTATGCTGAAGAGATGGCGTTTCATTGCCTCAACACCTATTCAGGCAAGCGATTGGTGTACATCGGTGAAAGCGAGGGTGGATGTACGGCTGACGATGCATTCTTCAAGGTTCTCCATGAGGAATGGAATGAGGTCGCCTCTCACAAGCCTGTCCAGTGGGATGGAATACATGACTACATAGAAGTCTATGAGAGAAGAAAAAACAATGGGCAATGAGCCATCAGGCACTGATATCGCATTCGTGATCTGTCCACAATGCAAGAAAACGATCTATCTCACACAGGAGGACATGCAGGCGATCACCAGGCGCAATCCGAGGATTACCGAACCAGAGCAAGTGATCTTTCGGAGCCAGGATTGCGACACCTGGCTTGCGTTCCGAAAGCTGGTGTGGGCTTGAAGAGAGTGCTTTCCATCATGCGACTCGTCTACATTGCCTTCGTGATCGGCCTGTTTCTCCTCTCGATTCTCCTCGCTGTCCTGGGAACGGTTGCCGTCTACAACACAGGAGGCCGGTGATGAGCACGAAAACAAAAATTATCAATGACATCCCGATGTGCGTGCAACGACAATACCGCACGTGCAATAAGCCCAATTGCTATCCGTGCAGAACGGGAAAACGGCATGGCCCGTATTTCTACGGCTATTACCGCAAGGACAAGAAACTGCACAGCTATTATATCGGCAAAGCGTTGCCAGAGCAGGAGGCGAAATGAATAAAAATAGAGCAGAACAAGCATTCAAAGCAGTCAATCGATTGGCGAAATGGCGCAGTGTTTTCGCGGGTTGGCAACTTGGGACACGTCCCAAGGGCGACCCGGAGTGTGATGCGGTACGAGACCATAGAGAAGCAACTCTCTTGCTCAGAGCAGAGGTGAATGCGCTCCTAGAGCTGTGTCTCGCCAAAGGGCTCTTCACAGCAGATGAATGGAACCTCGCACTCGGCACAGAAGCCGATCACTTGAGCAAGGAGTATGAGAAGCGATTCCTCGGCATGACAGCGACAGACATCGGCATCCAGTACGACGCACGTGCAGCTGAGACGATGAAGCACTGGAGGCCATAAATGAAACAAGGATTGCGAGAGGCATTAGGCAAAGCGGTTGCCGCTCGCTTGAATGAGCTTGACCACGAGCACAACGGGCCGCCGTTTCCGTCAAAGGCATGGGAGCATTTGAGCGAGAGGGCGCGAGAGGAGTGCTGTGTTGCAGGGGAAGCGGCTATCCTGTCCTTTCTGAGCATGATCGTCCCAGGCGTCGTCTCTGCGGTGTTTGAGCAGGAGAGCCAAGACTATCAGGATGTGATGGACCTGGTTCAGGCGAAGGAGCATCAACGGCTATGAGCACACAAGTGAAATCGACAGCGCGCTTTGACGTGCGAGCACAGCGATTACGCCGCTACGTCGAACAGGCTATCGCCGATCAATATGCGTTGCGTGATGCACGAAGACGCATCGAGCAATTGGAGCAGTTGATACAAGAGTACCATGCACACGTCAGCGAGGCAGAGCAGTGCAATCTCGGTGCTCACGCCAGAGCACTCGGCATCAAGCTGTCGTGATATACTTCCATCGTAGCGCCTTTGCAACGGTACAAACGGGTGTTCAGAGAGTGGAGGGTAGGCTATGCGCACGTCGCTGTAATGGCGGCATGGCTCCTGGTAGCACGCCAGGAGCTTTTTTGTGGCCTCTTTTCACAAATTTTGGACACGTTCTGAAACTGCTCCAAAACCTCTTGACATTCCATATGATTGATGATATAATTCAAATAGACCAAGAATGAGCGACAACGAAGAGGAGAACAGCGATGACACAACAAGAGCCCAACTTTGAAGAGATTTTCCCTCTCGGCGCGCGTGTGCGCTGCGAGAGCGAAATGTGGGAGTGCAGTCCCGCTGAGTACGGCACGGTGGAGTCTCATCGCAGCAATGCCTATGGCGCTGCTCAGTGGCTCAGTATCCGTATTGATGCCGATGAGTACGGTTCTCAGATCGTAGAGTACGATTATCGCTATCTGGATAGCGATATGCGCCGTTCGATGGTCAAGCTCATCAAGTAAATAGGAGAGCAGAGCGGGACCGTGCCTTGCAGCCGGTCCCGCGAAGGAAAGCGGCATGACTGGACAGAAACATCGGAGCGGAGGTCCTCGCACTGGTGCAGGTCGCCTCCGTCAACGCCTGTTTCTCGATGGAGAATCGGCGCGTGAGTTAGCGATTCTGGTTGGACAGCGAAGGCTGGTCCAACCAGATGCCACAGGAAAAAGCCTTGTCCAAGCCATGATCCACGATGCATGGCTTGACCTCGATCAGCAGTATCAAGCAGACGCACGATCAGCACATGGCACGTAAAAAAGACGCTCGTGAAAGAACCATCCTTTCACGAGCGTCTTTGTGTGTCTCTCTGTGCCCCTTTGCGAATTCCCCCTGTACCAACTCATACGAACCAACGAAGAAATGAGATCATCTGAATCGTCAATCAGGACACCAATAGGACAAGAGTCCCGCTTTGGTCGCGCGGTCTCGATGTGCGTGATCGAGGAAAGCTGTTACAAGCAAGCAGTACCATTCGTTTTATGAAAGAGTAGCACATTTGTTCAACGGCAGGGAGACAAGGCATGGGGACATCTACAGACGACACAGATCGGCATGCAGCGATCAAACTCAAGCATCTCTCGCCAACCTGGGTCAAGTGGCTGGATCGAGAAATTGGCTACATTAAGCGGCGTAACGGGGGCTATGCAGAGCTGACGGCTCGCGTCGAGAAGGGTCGGATCGGACCCGTTCGATGGCTCACCTCCTTCATGCCCGACCAATGGCGACGGGATTTCACCAGGTCGCGCCAGGATGCCCCTGACTTCTAGTCACGAGGAGGAATGGCGCGTGTAGGTAGCTCTTGTCTTGCCACCATGCGTACTGCGAGTTTGATTGCTGCACTATCAGACGAACATCCGTAGAGTTCTCGGATGTGTGCAATCGCTTCTCGATCTGCGAGTTCAAGTCGAATTGTTGTTGCATTAGCTTGTTTCTTTCTCATAGTGCCATGATACACGCTTGACACCGAGATGTCAATGTGCTATACTCTGTCCTGAGGGTAAGACACTCTGGTTCGCCAGAGAGAGACAGTTTTCCTCATGGTTCTTTGATAATTGAACATAAGGCGTTCTTCGCGGAAATCCACGCGAAGGTAAAATGTTCTTGGTCGAACAACGTTCCTTTTTCGGAAGTAGCTTGACCGCTCTGCTGAGAAAGGACAGGTACCTTGTCATGGTGCCTTGATGTGTCGGACCGTGAAACTGAAGCTCTTGAGGCATTCTGCTCAAGAGAGTTGAAGTGGAGTCCAGACACAAGCCCCTCGCCTTTAGGCATGGGGTTCATGACGGTCCCTCTGTTTCCAGAGCAGCACGAAGCTTCCTGATTCGTCTTGTGTGTGCTATACTCTGAGCATACCCAATTGTTGAAAGTGTCCTGGCGAGGAGGAAAGCCAGCTTGCTCCATATGGAGCAGGAAAAGCCTTGTGTTGTGCGGATCCGTTTCGCAATGCAGGTGATGAGGATGGAATGCTTCTGCATGATACGCATTCCATCAGGGTAGGATGACGAACACAAGGCATCCTCCATCCCAGCTTCCCGTATCGGGTTTGAAACATCTGTGAACGTGCCAGTGACGGCAAACGATTAACGGCGTTCGATTCCTTCGTAGGAGTCGAATGCCGTTTTTGTCTTTCTTCAGGCACCTTTCGATACGAAGGAAGGGAAGGCAGGGAAAGACGTGGCGGCATTCACGGGCCGAGGAAGGATTGATATGACGATCATCAACCGAAAGACGGTCTCGATCACGGAGACCAGGACAGCCGATTGGACAGGAGGAAGGATTGATATGACGATCATCAACCGAAAGACAGATGTAGCAGAATATCCGATGGTGACGCGCAAGATGCTTGCACAGAAACTCGCCGATCAGCACACCATTGGCGATTACCACAGCGCGATGGTGACGCTGCCAGAGGTCACGTGTGAGTCCGTACAAGAGGTGTTCGCCACACTGTACGCCCAGCATGACGCCGACCCCAAATATCTGTTCATCGCGGAAGAGGACCTGGAGCCTCTGTCTCGCTCAATCATGCGAACACTGGTGCAGCAACGCGCTACCGTGACACAGATCGTCAATCAGGCGACACAACGCTTTGTGTATATCGTGCCACTGCCTGCGTTGCCACAAGGCACCGTCTTCTGCGGCTTTTTTGGGTAACGAGACATGCGAAACGAACAGCGAGACCCGCATTTTCGTGCAGGCTCAGCATATGAGTACGGTCCTCTTCGTGATGTGCAGTTACACGCACATGTGACGGATGTGATCTTATGGAGTTGCCAATTTGAGCAGGACGGCCAATCATGTGTGACAGGCGGTTTTCCTGGACCATTTGAAGCACTCGCATATGCATTACATGAGATGAGGTCTCATTGCTAAGAGAAACACATGGCGACGACGAACAAGACGACAACGGTTCTTTCTCTGCCAGTCACTTTGTGAGGCGAGTCGCAGGACGGGGAGCAGCAGAGAGAGCCGGAGTCGTCGCCACAACAGGAGGACCGGATGTATCGAGCAACGATCAAAAGGCGTAGAGGATGGCGCGAACTGCTGATACGCCTCGGTATGAGATGGCGACCCCGAGTTCCAGTCGATCTAGACGAGGAAGCGATGCAGCGCGCCTACCGCAAGGCGTGTCTGCGCGCATTTGGGGAACACTAAGAAGGAAGAATTGAGCGTGAATTCCGACATTCCGACACCTCCCACACGCAAGTCAGGGCCATTGAAACCACGGAAACGCAAAGCTGCACAACATGCGTTTTTGGAGGCATTAGCTGAGTGCGTCACCATCAAAGATGCGTGTCAGGTTGCTGGTATTCATCGCTCAACGGTCTACGAGTGGCAAGAACACGATCAGGAATTCTCGTTCCAATACCATCAAGCTCGCGCCGATGCTGATGATGTGATACGTGCCGAAATGAAGCGACGTGCCATCGACGGAGTAGATGAATTTGTCACGAGTATGGGCAAGATTGTCTACCACAATGATGAGCCTCTTACTGTGCCCAAGTATAGTGATAGCCTCTTAGCACTCCTTGCCAAGTCTCGCATGCCAGAGTTCCGCGACAAGAGCGCAACTCTCAACGTGACCACGACTCCCAAAGAATACATCAACACGCCCGATGATGACGGAATTGAGGAGGAGCTATGACGTCTGCTGTGCTTTCACGGCCAAAGGAACGCGCTCCCTACCAACCCTTTGGCGCATCGCGTCTCGCATGGCGTTCGCGTCGTCCTGAGTTGCTCCTCTGTGGACCTGCTGACACGGGCAAGAGCAGAAGTATCCTGGAGAAACTGCATTACTGCGCCGACAAATATCCCAATGCTCGCCTCCTGATGGTGCGTAAGACGCGAACAAGTCTCAGCCAAACGGCAATGGTGACGTATGAAAAGAAAGTGCTTCCACACGGCTGGCTCGGCAAGCTGATTCGCTTCAATACGACAGAGCAGCAATACGAATATCCCAATGGCTCCATTCTTGCCGTTGGCGGCATGGATAACGCCGAAAAAGTGCTGTCTTCAGAATGGGACATGATCTATCCGCAGGAAGCGACAGAACTGAACGAGAATGATTGGGAAATCCTGGGTATGCGCCTGCGGAATGGGGCGATGCCGTATCAGCAATTGCTGGGCGACTGCAATCCTGGTCCGCCAACGCACTGGCTCAAGCGTCGCTGTGATCGGGGGAGCACAAAAATGCTCCAGAGTCGTCATGAAGATAACCCTTCGATCACACCAGAACGATTAGCACGCTTGAAGGCACTGACAGGCGTGCGTTATGAACGCTATTATCTGGGACGATGGGCGGCTGCTGAAGGACTTGTCTATGAAGAATGGAATCGTCCTGTTCACCTGGTCACGCACGCACACCTCGTTGCATGGAACATCCTGTACTCCAATGGTTCACTCAATCGCACAGCGGTTCGTCACGTGCTCGGTGCTGCGGACTGGGGCTATACCAATCCTGGCTGCTTGCAGGTCTACGCCATTGATTACGATGGCAGGATGTATCAGCTGTGTGAGGTCTATCGCACAAAGCGCACGATTGATTGGTGGATTGCGCAAGCACACCTGCTCACGCAGGAATTCGGCATTGAGCATTGGGCGTGTGATCCATCGGAACCCGCCTATATTCAGCAATTCAACACGCATGGGCTTCATGCGAAAGGGGCATCAAACGAGATTGTGCCAGGTATCAATTATCTCGCGACCAGACTGAAGCCCTGCCCAGATGGACGCCCGCGCTTCTGTGTCTACGAATATGCACTTCGCGAGCGCGATGAGACCTTAGAGCAGGCGCACAAGCCGTACTGTTTTGAGCAGGAGATCGACGCCTACGTGTGGCCGCAAGCCAAAGACGGAAAGCCTGTGAAGGAAGTTCCGGTGGACGAGAATAACCACGCACTCGATACCGCTCGGTATGCCGTGGCTCATGTTGACGCAGGATTGGGAGAAATGGCAGAGCTCGACAGTGATCTTGTGACCGACCTGAACAACTATAGAGGCTATTAGATGGGATTGATCAACCAAATGATAACAGCAGGGATCGCCGGTATTCAAGCCGGATATGTTACCGCTCGCAGGGTGTTTGAAGACCCGGCCACCGCTTACCAACAAGAGGCGTTTTATAACCAGGCGACACAGTACCAACTGCTCTGGTCGTACTACAATAACGCCATGTTTGACCGCACGATTCAGGTCATGAACCGGTACCAAAACTACGCGCTCAACCCCTGGGCTGGCTACAAGAGCAACTACAACCTCTATCGCAATATCCGCATGATCTACAATCCCACCAAACGACTCGTCGATTTTTACGCAGGGCAAATCTATCCAGGCATGCTCTCAGAAGATGGCTCGTCCCTCCCCGACGGTGTGCCGCTCGCTATTCCATTCTCACAGGACACGCCGCACGCCTTGAAGGATGCCATCGCGCAATTCTGGCAGTGGAGCAACTGGCAAGCCATGAAAGCGCGCCAAGTGCGTTTTGGAGGTGCCCTGGGCAGCGTGCTGATCGAAGTCGTGGATGATTTAGAGCATGGCAAAGTCACCGCCGACATTGTGTGGCCTGGCTTTGTGTATGACCTGGTGCTGGATGGGGCAGGCAACGCCAAAAGCTATGCCATCCAGTATCCCACGAAGGACGAACGCGGTTCCTATCTCTACCGCAAAGAGGTCGATCAGCAGCAGATCCGCTATTTCCGCGATGGCGACCCCTACGATTTCGGCAATGGCGCAGTCCTGGAACATCCGTATGGTTTCGTTCCTGCGGTCTGGATTAAACCGCTCGATGTTGGCGGCGATCATGGCAGTCCCCTCATCTCCGGCTCCATCGGCAAGATCGACGAACTGAACAACCTGGCCTCCCATGTGCATGACCAGATACACAAGAAAATTGGGGCCCCGATGATTGTCTGGTCCAGTGATGCCATTGGCAACCTTTTCAACACCAAAAAGCGAGGCATCACCAACGAATTCGATACACCGCAAGCTGGTGAAGAAGAAAACGTCCTCATGTGGAAAGGCTCAGCCGATGGACATGTGGACAGTCTGACTGGAGAGTTGAACCTGTCTGATGCAGCTGGCTACATGCAGCAGTTACTCCTGGAGATTGAGCAAGATCACCCGGAGTTGACGTTTTACAAAGAGTTGCGCTCGATGTCGCAAGTAACAGGCCCAGCAGCTGCACGTCTCTCTGGCGATGTTGCAAGCAGGGTCATTGAAACGATGGCGGCCTACGATCAGGGCACCATGTCGCTGTTCAGAATGGCCGTCGCTATTGCAGGGTTCCGAGCGAACAGTCGTGCGTGGGGCACGCTCACGCCGCAACAACAAAAGTTCTTGCCGTTCGATTTGGACAGCTACGCATCGGGCAAGCTCGACATGGCGATTATGCCTCGTCCCTTGCTCGTGCCGACGAAGCTTGAGGTGGCAAACGAGAAGATGGCGATGTGGCAAGGCGTGAGTCTGGCCGTGGCTGCCGGAGTGCCACTGGAATTTGTGCTCAAAGATGAGGGATGGACGGATGAGGAATTGGCAGAGCTGAAGACGCTGCTTGATGCACAAAAGAAGGAAGCCCAGGCACAACAAGACAAGACGTTACAGATTGCGCAAGCCAAACAGCAGCAGCAGCAAGCACCGCCGAATCAGTCACAACAAGGGCAAGATCAGCAGCAGTCGAATGGGAATACACAGGAGGTGTCCAATGGCAGCACTACAAGGCAAGTCTAGTTTAGAGTTCTTTCGCGAGAAGAAAGAGCAGCCGATCATTCGGTTCCTCACATGGTACATCGTTCTGGTGGAAGGATGGTCCTTTGAGGATATCAAGGAAATGGTGGGGAAACCCATGACACTACGAGAGATAGATGGTGTCAAGTGCGCGTGTCACTCATGGTCCTTCACGTTTCATACGGGACGACTCGTCAAACTGGTTCTCGTGGAGAATGAACGTGGAGAGTTCTCGGTCCACTCCTCATCTCAAGAGTGGCTCACACAAGATTGGAGTGATCTCTACGCTGCGGAAAAGCGTCAAGCACAAGGGAGGGAAACAGCAGTGAGCGAAAAGACGCATGATGGCACCCTCGATGCAGGGGAGAACACATGGACGCATGCGAAGGCAGAGTATAGCCCTGTGTATCTTGAGTCCGAGTGGAGAGGTATTGTCATCAATGGCGGGTATGGAGACATTGAAAGTAATCACGTCTCTCTCGATGCGCAACAAGCCTTGTCACTCCTGGCATGGCTAAGACAGGAAGAGTCAACGTTACAAGCTCTGGCAAAGGGACAGAATGCATGACAACAGAGGAGACTGAACAACTCGTCTCCCTTCTCCAGCCGTTCATGCAAGAGTTGTATGACGCTGGTATGGAGATTGAGAACGTGCTTGACGAAGGCTACGTCCTGGCACAAGACCTGGTGGCGCGAGAATGCGCGCACAAGCAGCAACCGTACGATGCCATTCACGCCTGTCCTTTGGCGGCATCACTGCTCAAGGCGGCAAGTGAAGAGGTCGGCATGTCTCGCAGACAGCAACAACAAATGAAGGGATACGAAAGGAACATGAGAGAAGACAGATGACCTTTCCACACTCAAAACCGCCTCCATGCACCGAATGCAAACAGGCATCAGCCACGTATTGTCACCTCTGCGATGACCCGATCTGCGCCAGTCATGCCCATTTCGCGGGCGAGATCGAGGGCATCAAGCGCTCTGTGTGTGACTACTGCTATTCCATCTGTATGATTGCCTATGAGAAGAAAAGAGAGAACAGTGAGTCAGAAACGCTACCGACGCATCAAGATCAACGGTCCTGACGGTATTGGCTACAAAACGTCGATCATCGACCTGGAAACGGGCGAGATGATCCCAAATATCGAGAAGATCGTGCTTACTCTGATACCCGAAGAGCTGATAAAAGCTGAATTGACCCTGGTCGAGATGAGTGATCGAGGCACAGTGCTTCGTGCTGATGATAACAAGCCTCTACGATCAATACAGCGCGTCCATCAGGTGGAGATGGACATTCTCGCCTATGAAGAGATCAAAGGCGAAGACGTATAAAACAAGCAAATATAAATATAACGACTAAGTACTGATATGTGCGGCATATGAGAATTTAGAACATAAAATTACACAAGAAAGAAGGGAAACATGGGAGGCAAACCGAACCCTGGAACCAAGAAAGACCTTCGGCTCAAGGGAAACAAGCCGAAGCCAGTGAAGAAAGCAGAAAAATAATGGCGAAGATACCAGAAATGGTCGTACCCCTCACCTATGAAATCACTGAGACGAGTAAGCAGGTACTCAAGGCATTGATTGCGGAGACGATACGCGAGGGATTTGAGCAGAGTAGAACCGTTTTTGCAACGGATAACGACCTCCGCGCCTTTGTGCGTGCTGAAGTGCACAAGGCACTAGAGATGAGAGAAGAATAACACTCTCAGTTTACTTGTACGTACAACATCTTGACAAGACAAGAAAGGTATGGTATCTTATGAATAACAACGATACTTCCACTGCGCACGGTCAGGCATCGGGCGGAGCGGACCTCCAGGCCCAGGCGGCCACCTCTGCATCCCAGGTGGATCAGAACTCTTCCAACAGTCAACAACAACACGCGTCGCAGGATGATCTGCAGCGACAGATAACCGAATTACGCAATGAAAACGCCAGGCATCGTGCCAAGAACAAAGAGCAAGAAGCTGCAGCCCAGGCGGCTGAGCAACACCGCTTGAAGGAACAAGGCGAATTCAAACAGCTTGCCGAGAAACACGAAGCACGCGTCAAAGAGCTTGAGCCAACGATAGAACGCTACACGAAACTCTCTGACCTGGTGCATGAGCAGATCAAAGAACAAATAAGCTCATGGCCTGATGAGGTCAAATCGCTCGTTCCTGGCAAAGAGACGCCAGTTGAGGAGCGTCTTGCCTCACTTGAGAAGCTCAAGCCCTTAGCAGAGCGTTTCGCACAGCAGCAACGTGGCATGCAGCCAGGCAATAGCCCAAATCCCAAGCCGAGCGCATCCGCTCCCAGTAACGATGAGATCAAGAACAAGATGCTCGGCAGCGGGTTCTACAACAGTTTCTAACATCGTAAAGGAGTAGCCGTATGGCTGCTATCACCAAAACAGGAATACCCTCGCTCTCCAACGCTGTCCCGCCTCCCGTTGTGCGGTTGTCCGGTCTGCAAGCAGGCGAGGCCATTGCCGCGGGGGACGCCTGCTACATCAACTCCGCTGACAACAAACTCTATCGTTCCAATGGAGCTGCCGCCAATGCCGCTGCCGCCGTCGATGGCTTTGCTGCAACAGGGGCGAATCTCAATGAGGTGTTGACGCTCTATTGGCACGTCAACTTCCGCTATGGTGCAGGTCTCACGCCTGGAACCTCACTCTACCTCTCCGGCACCGTTCCTGGTGGCCTGGATACCGCCACCTCGCTCGGCGGCACAACGGTCATCGGACGAATCATTGACGACACCCGCATTTGGGTACGCAAGAGTTACTAATGTGCTGTCTGCACTGAAAGGATAACCAGAGATGGCATACGGCACCTTACAAATTCTTGATACCCTTGCTGCGAATCGGCAATATATTGCAGCATACGGCGAAGACAACGCCTACCGCGCAATCCAGCAGTACCTCAATGCGCACAACGAGATCGTGCAGATGATGCTTGGCGATCTGGCCGAGGACACCACCGATCGCTTACGACGCTATGGGGGCGTCGATGCAATGCAAATGATCGAAGGCGACGAGTTTAGCTCGCCTGATGTGCAGAAACTCCTCCCAGGCGTCAATGTCGGCTTTCCGCTCAAGCTCTATCAAATTGGCTTGCAGTGGACCAAGAAATACCAGCAAACGCATACCGTGGCGGAACTGGCTGGACAAGTCACTGCCGCCATGACCGCCGATGTGCGACGCATCCAGACCGAGCTGAAGAAAGCATTTTTCAATCCGGTCAACAACTTGAACTACCTGGATCGGCTGGTCGATAACCTGAACCTGCCGCTTCGAGCACTGCTCAACGCCGATGGAACACAAATTCCAGCGGACCCGTATGGAAATGTGTTCAATCCCGCAACGCACACGCACTATCTGGCAACCGCGACACCAGCGCTGGCAGACGTGCTTGGGCTCATCGCAACGGTGCTTGAGCACTACAACGATGGCGCGGTGAAGGTGTATATCAACCAGGGTTCAGAGGCATTTGTCAGAAGTTTAGCAGGAACGTCGGCGGGCGTTGGTTTTACGCCCTATGTCGATACCCGCATCATCCCACAGACCACGCAATCGGTTGGTGAAGCTCCATTGAACATGATGAATGTCTACAACCGTGCGATTGGCGTGCTTGGAGCTGCTGAAGTGTGGGTCAAACCGTGGATACCTGCGAACTACATGTTTGCCTTCAATCCCAATCAGCGTAAGCCATTAGCCAGGCGCACACGCGATGGAGTCTCAGGCGATCTGCATATCGCGGCGGAGCTCGACCAGTATCCCCTGCACGCGCAGTACATGGAGCGCGAGTTTGGCGTTGGCGTGCAGGAACGCACAAACGGGGCAGTATTATGTCTCAACAATGCGACGTACCAGGCTCCGGCAAGCTACTAACACAGGCTTATCATTGTTCGCTCATGTGAGCTAGCACATTTTGACACAGGAAAAATTGAGGGAACTATGGCTGATACAGCATCCAAAGAGCCGACACCACCCACAGAGACACAGGCTGCAACCGCACAGAGCGGTGCGAATGTGCCAAGCGGTCAAAGCGTCCCACCAGAGGCACAACCAAGCAAGCAGGCTGCACCTGAAAACTCAGACAAGCGACTTGATGAAGGACCGGAAGGCGGGCAGTATCTCGTCGGGGGTGTGCTCGTTAACTGCAACGGCGACCCGATCAAGGCATAACCGATGAATCGCACTGCCGCAACCGCGATCCTCACCACGGAATATGCAGAGTTGGTCACTGAGGTCAAATTCACGACGCAGCAAACGAGCGATGCCTACACTTTCGCCGTAGATATGAGCTTACGCCAACTTGGCTACACCGAGGACGTGCTGGCGACGACTGATGTGCCGCAAAGTCAGATCACGGTGTACCTGGCTTTGCTCAACTACTACGCCTTGCGGCGGTTTTCTCGGCTCTTGTCGATACGCTTCGATGTGCAGATTGCAGGATCACTGCAAGCGTTGCGATCTCAGGCTTTCAAGCAAGTGCAGCAACTCTTGGAGGAGGCAGAGGCGGAGTGTGCCAATCTCGGCTATGCCGTTGGCAGCAAGTCTGGATTGCAGATGGGACGTGTGCCACTCGATTACCTGGAGCCCGATTTTCCGTACGGATTGCCGCCATTTCCGTATAGCGGCAATGAGGTGATGTGATGGCTTTCCTTACGGCTGCGGACTTGCAGAGTTTCAGCGATCTTGCACTCGATCTGTTTATGACGGACACGGCAAGCATCATGCGGCATACGAGAGTGCCTGATTCCTCTGGTGGCGACACCAGTACAACGGGAACGCCCGTCGCAACGTCGCCCTGCGCGGTGCTTGATCTGCTGCGCTTGCCACAAGAGCGAGTCGTGGGCGATCAATTGGCGGGCAAAGTGCTCAAACACATCCTGTTCCCGAGAGGGGCTGATGTGCAGACAGATGATCGCGTCATCGTTGCGAACGTGACCTACTTTGTGATCGACCCGGTTGGGCCGAGCACCTTTGAGGCAGTACGACTCGCGCTGGTGTCCAGAGACCCGATCATCACACAGGAGACGTAATATGGCTGATATTCCACAACAAGGAAACTGGCTAGAGGCACAGGTAGCACAAGAGTGTCTGAACCACGAGGACTGGGGATACTTTCGAACGATCAAATACTGGCTGATTCATGACCTCAATCGATCTGTTGAGTCAGTGACACAACTTGTGATACCGTCTGAAATCCTTCAAGTCCCTCCCGAGGAAGCATCACAACAGACGTGGAAGGAATTCAAGCCAGGAAACCACCACACCTATACGCTCACGTTTGCCGACGGTTTCCATGCGAGCATCACGTTTGAACCAGCAAACAAACAGAAAGAGGGACAAGATGGCTGACAACCTGAGCGTGAGCATCAGTGGAGCGGACAACATTCTCTCGAAGCTGGTACGCATCCCGATAGTGGGCAAACTCTTTGTCGATGGCGAGGTACGCCACGCGTTAGAAGGCACGCTGGCCGACTCACAGGCAGCGTGTCCCTATGACGACACCAACACGACCGAGGAGCATTTGCGCGACACTGGACATATCGAGTATACCGGCTCGTCCAGTGGTTCCGTCGTCTATGGCACCGATCACGCCTGGTATATCGAATTAGGCACGTATAAGATGGCAGCACAGCCGTTTCTCGGGCCCGCCTTTGAGAAAAACACGCAGGACTTGCGCGACAACTTGAGCACCATGCTTCCGAAGTTGGTGCCCTGATGCCAGCTATTGGCACCTCCAACCCGCAGGTACGCGCGGCGCTGTGGTCACTGCTGAGCGCCGATGCACCGCTGCTTGCGCTTGGCATGACTGGCGTGTTCGATATCGCGGGCATTCCAAAGCGGCAACTCTTCCCGTACATCGTGTTAGGCGAGATGCCGCAGGAGAAGCAGGACGACACGTTTGGCTTGCGGGGCTACGATGCGCCTCTGCTGATCCACCTGTGGGATGAGTCGCATAGCTCTGAACGGCTCTACAAGATGCTCGGACGGCTCAATGTGCTCTTACATCGTCAGCAACTCACGTTGTCCAGTCAAGCAAACGTCGGCATCTGGTACGTCAATTCGATGATGCTGCCAGAGCCGGAAGGTATCATCCTTCACCTCACCGCGAGGTATCGCATCTATACACAGGAGGCTCTCTAATATGCCAGCATTACCTGGATATAAAACGATTGCAAAGGTCGGGCTTACGGCAGCCACGCTCGTCGCCATCGGACAGGCCAAATCCGCAGACCTGAGTTGTAGCGCAGGCATCTACGATATCACTGTCTTCCAACTCAATTGGAAACAGATCATCGTCGGTATCAATGACTACAAACTCAAGGTCATGGCGAACTTCGACCTGGCTGCTGATGCCGCACAATCGACGCTGCTCACCGCCTATCTGCAAGGCAATCCGATCTTCTGGTCGGTCAGTCCCAATAACGGCGTGAATGCCTTTACCGGGCAAGGGTACCTCGCGAGTATGCCGATGAAGTTTCCGGTGAATAACGTCAGCGATATCGAGTTTGACCTCGATTCGAATGGCGCTCTCGCATATGCCTGAGACGAGGTGATCTATGGCTGCGATCCCAGGCTGGAAGGCCAATGTCTTCATTTCCTCGCCACCGTCTATCGCGTTGACCAACGATATGCTGACCGACTCAGGCGATCACATCACCTATGTCGATATGGTGGCAGGGCATCAGTATCTTGACCCGTTTACGCCCATCGTCGTCTCGACCTCGGCAGATGGCGGGGTCACGTGGACCCCGATCACCACGGGCTTCCAGTTGCAGTCCATCGAGGCCCGGGTCAAGTTCGCCGTGGCGCAAAGTCCGACCTTGCAAGTGCGCATCACGAGCGGGAACTATCTTGTCCTGAACTTTCTGGCGCAAGCGGAGAGCGTGGAATGGATTGGCACTACCACAATGCTCGCCAGCACCGCATTCACCAACCCGCCATCGAACTGGAAAACCATCGTTCCCAACATCAGCGACGCCGCGTTCAAACTGTCCAAATTCTGGTCGGATGGCTTTTTCACACAGCAGATCACGTCCGGGAATCTGCAAGTACTCAAGATTACGCCAGGGCAGACGGCGACACAACGCATCGTCGGCTATGGCTATCTCAAGGCTGATGGCTTCAAAGCGTCCATCTCCGCGCTCACCACGCAGAGCCTAGAGTTTGACGTGACCGGACAACCGATCATCACCGCGTAATGTTCTGCAAATCGTGCAGAATAGAGTCTTTCTCGTATTCCGAAAGGAAGGTAAAACCGATGAATATCGAACATCCAGTGACCACACCAGCACCAGAGACCCCTGTCGTCGCACCTGTCACCGAGCCAGTCAAGCCCGTGGTCGATGCCACTCCTGATGTGAACAGTGCATCAGAAGCTCGTACCTACATCTTCGACCAGCCGATGAAACAGCAGGATGTCACAACTCCCTTCTGGCCCAAACTTGACAAGAAGTTGGCAATCAAGGACATGCCGCTTGACCAGGTGATCGCCTTGCAAGGGCTGGTAACGCCTGAAGGTCGTCCGGACGCAGCCAAAATCACCGCACTCCTGCTTATTCATTCGCTGGTCTTCAAGGAGTCAGGCGACTCTGTGTTTCAGGCACCAGGCGACACGCTGCGTGTCGCAGAGCTAGGCACCTCGATCTTGCAGCCGCTCAGCGTTCAGCTCATGGAGTTCCTTGGCCTGAACCCGAACGCAGCAGCCGTTGAGGAAGCCAAAAAAAACTTGAGTCTGATCCAGGGCGCCGCTTCAAATTCCGGCTCGCAACCAGGCTAACCTGCACCGTCGCAGAACTGGAACACCGACTCGGCAGCTCAGAGCATGTGGAATGGGCTGCCGTCTACCTCATTGAAGAGGAAGAGGTCAAGAGAAACAACCAGCCCTCGAATTCCCATAACTTGTTAGGATGATCGTACAAGAAAGCAGACAGACATGGCAGGAATCTCGCTTGGAGACATGAACGTCAACGTTGGCGCGAATATTAGTGGACTCCAAAGCGGATTCGCCATGGCGACGAAGATCGTGTCTGGCTTCTCTTCTGGTGTCGCGGGCGGTCTCGCTCCAACAGGCATCGCACTGGCCGCAGTTGGCGCTAGCGCTGTCGTCTTAGGCGCAAAAGTCGTCTCAATGGCGGGCAATTTCCAGCAAAGCGTCACCAAACTCTACACGACAGCAGGCGAGGCCAAAGCCAACCTGCAAATGGTGGGCGATGGCGTTCTTGGCATGTCTACCCAGGTTGGCACAGGGGCGCAAAAGCTCATCGATGCGATGTACTGGGTCGAGAGTGCGGGTTTCCACGGTGCGGCAGGTCTCCAAATTTTACGTATTGCCGCAATGGGCGCAAAGGCGGAAAACGCCAGCGTCACAGATGTGGTTAAAACGTTAACCAGTGCTCTTAATGCGTACTCAGGCCAGGGACTGACCGCCGCCGGAACCATGAATACCCTGATTGCAGCGACTGCCGCTGGCAAGATGACCCTCAATGACCTCGCCAATGCCGTTTCCAATGTCCTGCCTGCGACAGCCAAGTTCCATATCTCGCTGATTGACACCACAGCCGCTATAGCAACCATGACCATGCAGGGAGATAGTGCCTCAAGTGCTGCAACGCACTTACGCCAGATGATCTTAGCGTTTGAGGCACCGTCGAAAATTGGTGCGGCGGCCATGAAGTCCGTCGGTCTCTCCTCAAAGGAGCTTGCCGATGAAATGAAAATCTCCCTGCCAGGGGCCGTCCAGATGGTGACAGACGCGGTAGGGAAGAAATTTCCCGAGGGCAGCGACAAGTACAACCAGGCCATCAAAAATATTGCAGGTGGCTCAAAGCAGATGATGGCGTACTTGGAACTGTCAGGAAGCCATATGAAAGCCTTTACGGATAATGTCGCAAGCGTGACCTCAGCCGTCAAAGCGGGTGGCAATTCGATCATGGGCTGGTCGGATGTGCAGGGCAATTTCAATTTCAAGATGGACCAGGCCAAGGCAGCCGTGGAAGTGCTCGGGATCAAGTTGGGAACGGCTCTGTTGCCGATGGTAGGGAATTTGCTCGACAAAGTGACACCGATGATTGTCACTTTTACCACGTGGGAAACCAAGACACATGGCGTCGAGAATGCGCTTGGTGCCTTGGGCAACGGAATCCAAAACGTCGTGACCGTCGGTGCGGGGATCATCAACTTCTTCCAGCAGAATCAAGTGGCTATGGCCTTCCTGCAAGGCACACTGATCGCGTTCGCGGCCATCGTCACCATGAACCTGGTGAGCGCGTTCGTCGCCTGGACGATTGCAGCAGGAGCCGCAGCCATCGCAACGCTTGCCGCAACCTGGCCTATTTTGCTCGTGGGTGCAGTGGTTGCGCTTGTCGTGGCTGGAATCATCTTAGCCGTTCAGCACTGGGGCGACATTACCAAATGGCTCAGTGGCGTATGGGGAGCCTTCTCAGGCTGGTTCATGGGCGTCTTGGGAAATATCGGTGCATTTTTCACGGGCGTCTGGTCTGGGATTTCCTCATCGTTCGTGGGGGTCTGGAAGAGCATCGTTTCTTTTGCGAAGGGGGCAGTGGTCAATCTGGTCAACACGTGGAATGGGCTCAAGGCAGGGGCGCAGGCCGCTTGGGGAGCTACAGGAGCGGCAATTCATACTGCGGTTTCGGCCGTCGTGACGTGGGTTGGCAACGCATGGCATACGGCTGTGTCTACGGTCGTCGGCTGGTTCAGTTGGCTCTACGACCACAACTACTACTGGAAACTGGCAGTCGATGGCATCAAGATCGTGGTCACTGACATTACAACGTGGGTGCCTCGCGTATGGAAGGCTGCGACCTCGTACGTGACCGACCGCTGGAACGAACTGAAGAATACCGCATCCTCGGTCTGGAATGCTATAACTTCAACAATACGTTCTGTCGTGTCACCTGTCGTCGATTGGGTCAAGAACGCCTGGTCAGCCTCATCCAAATATGTCGGAGACCGCTGGCACGAACTGCAAAATACGGCAGGCAGTGTCTGGTCTGCCATCTCATCAACGGTTCATGACAAAGTAAGCTCAGCGGTTGACGGCATCAAATCAGGCTGGAATCAAGCCAGTAGCGCCACATCAAGCACGATGACGGAGATCGGCAACAAAGTCACTCAAGCATGGCAGTTTATCAGTGGCGTTTTCGGGAATGCCTGGAATCGCTATATCGCGCCTCCGCTCAACTCGCTGCAATCCAGCATCTCTGGTTTCTTCGGCAATCTGGGCCATGTCTTTTCCGACTTTGGCTCCAACCTCATGCAGATGCTGGCAAGTGGGATCGGTGCGGCTGGCGGAGCCGTCGGCAGCGCTATCCATGACGCCATCGCGGGCGGCTTGTCCGCGCTTGGCTTCCACGGCATCCCTGGCTTTGCAGGCGGCGTCCAGAACTTCGGCGGTGGCCTCGCATGGGTTGGCGAACAAGGGCCTGAGCTGATGTATGTGCCACAAGGGGCAAGCATCTATCCGCAGGGACAGGGAATGCTGCCAAGCGGTGGCTCCGGCTCCTCGTATAGCTCAGGCGGCAACGGCAATGTACAACATATCTCTTTTCTCGTTGACGGGATGACGTTGGCGACCATTGTCAACAAGAATACCTATCAACATGTCAGCCTCAAGCTCGGGCCGAATGGACGAGCGGCATAGGAGAACACGATATGCAGACAAGAACGAAACCAAACTACACACACGTTGCATTCAAGGAATATTGGAGCTTACCAGAGGCGCAGCGTCCACAAACGCTTGAAGAGGTCTGCGCTCTCCTGCTGCCTGAGCCTGGCATACGCGGCATCTGGGAAATTGTCGCTTCTGATAATCGAACAGGCGAGATACTCGAACGAAACATTTATCGCAACGCCATCACGGACCTGGGCGCTCAGGCGAGCATAGGCAACCTGTTCGCGGCAACCGCCAATGCCTACGGTCTTATGAATATCGCATGCATCTCAACGGAAGCTGGCTCAACCACGCTCACTACCGCACTCGTCGCTGGCACAGCTCCAACAGGGGCAGCGCTCGGCATTGCAGCAGCACCAAACGCCATTCCCGCTGGCACCGTCAAGATTGACTACTCCACAGGATCAGAGGAACTTGTCCAGACTACAGGATGTGCTGCGAACGCAACATCTCTGCCAGTGACCGCCGTTGGGGGTGGTGTATTTACACCAGCCTACTCACACGCGGTCGGCAAATCGGTTGTACCCGTTGCGCCTGTGACTGACAATCCTTCTGCGAGTCCAGCAGGGGCGCAATATCTCGCGCTGGTCGCTGCTGACTACAGTCCTCTTACTGGCACAGGGCAGGGATTACGCACACGCACGATCACGAAGAAGTATCCTGGGATCTCCACACCAGCAGGCACCTACACCTGGTTTCGTCTCTGCAATGCCAATCCAATTGTCGCTAACTCCGTCGGCGCATCGTGCATTGTGCCGCAAGCGATCATCAATGGCACAACCGACCAGACGTTTACTGCTGTGATTAAGCTCTAATACGGGAGTAAGGCGTGTGTAAATGGCGACGCTTGGACAGGACACTTTCAATAGAACGAGCACAGGGCTAGGCACTGCTTCAGACACTCAAGTCTGGCAAGTGCTGCAAGGCTCTGTGTCGTTTTCAGTCACTCCAAGCGAGGGCACAGGCACCGGTGCGACAGCGATCACGAATACCGCGCTTGGTACCACGACGCCACCCGATACCAATAGCCGTATCCGCTTCCAGGTGTCTTCCACCTCTGACGGCTTTGGTTTGGTGACCAGGCAAAGCGGATCTGGGACGACTTCGAGCCGCTACAGGCTGAGCGTGACTGGGACGACGCTGACGCTTGCCAAAACAGTCAGTGGCACCTCGACCACGCTTGGAACCGCAACGGTGACGCTTTCCGCCAATACGTTCTATTGGCTTCGTCTGAGCGTCATTGGCACAACCATTCAAGGCAAAATGTGGGCCGATGGCACAAGCGAGCCATCAACCTGGACGATTGCCTCTGTCACCGATACCTCACTCACCTCGGGTCTCTTTGGCTTCTACACCAAACTCAACCTGACCTCAGATATCGTGACCTTTGACAGCTATACGGTCACTGATGGAGTGGCTTCCAACACCAACTACACCACGACGATCACGGATACACAACTCTCGACCTATAGCGCTGAGACAAGCGTAGCAGGCAGTGGCACAACCTCGATCAGTGATACGCAATTACCTGGCTATGACGCCAATGCGACGATAGCGGGCTCTGGAATCGTTCCAACGATCACGGATACGCAACTCCCAGGCTATACGGCTGATGCCACGTCTGCCGCGTCTTCGCCGACGACCAACTACACCACCACGATCACCGATACGCAATTACCTACCTATGCGGCAGATGCGACCATAACAGGCAGTGGAAACACGCCGATCACGGATACCTCTCTGCCTGGCTACAGTGCAGATGCGACCATTGCCGGAAGCGGCAGCACATCCATAAGCGATCCACAGCTTGCAGGCTATGATGCCAACGCGACCACGCGCGCCAACGTGACCACAACCATTGTGGACACACAGCTTACGACCTATGCGGCAGAGGCGACCACAATCACAGGCTTGTATGTCGCCACGATCACCGATACGCAACTTGCAACCTATAGTGCGGAGACCACCGTTCTGTCCAGCGTGGCTCCTGCGCCTGTGTTGGGGATCACGATCAGCGTGAGTGGCATTCCGGTACACATCCTCGAAGGCTCCTTTTCGCTTGAGGATACGCTAGAGACGCCTTCGATCATCTATTTCACGATCCGCGATGATACGGGCACGCAGCACTATACCAAAGGTCAGACGGTCACGATCTCGGACTCGCAGCGCGGGGTCTTTTTTACTGGCGAGGTCAAAACGGCGGAAGCGAGCATCCTCTCACCGAACAAGACTATCCTCACCAAAATAGGCTGCATCGACAATCATGAGACCGCGCTCAACCGCGTCTTTGTCGGTCCTGAATGGGTCAATCTCTCCGCAGGCGCGATTGCAACCGATCTCCTGAACACGCTCGCCAACGAGGGCATCACCGCTCAGTATGCATCGAGGCGCGAGACCACGGGCTTGCAGTTGGCACAGGGGACGCTCTCGAATACCACGGCCACGGGCAACGTCGGCGATGGCGACCTGGAATTGACTCCGGCGGGCGGAACCGTCTCGGTCACGGAGACCAGAACAGCAGATTGGTCCGCGCCAGGCAGTACCCTGGTCGGGACGTATGGCGTCAATGACCAGTTGACGCTGTTTCCCAACGATGCGCTCAAATTGCAAGGCACCTCGCAGCAAGGAAGCGCCAATAACTACGCCTACATCAAAATTTGGGAAGGGGCTGTTGCGCTCGCTGCTGGGGACACCTTACGCTATTTCATTTGGATTAGCTCTACCAGTCCTGCGGCCATCGCAGGCGTGGATGGCATCTGCACCGATGGCACCATCTTACGCGGACTTCCGATCTACGATCAACAGTCGATCACCCTGCATCCAGGCGGCGATCTCTCCGGCTATGCGAGCGATGCGCGCTACTTCCGACAACTCGACCTCTCGACTGCAGCCGGAAAAACGCTGGCTTCCATTGAAGTGGCACTGGAAGGCGACCCGAATGGAACCTACACGGCCTATTTTGATACGATTCAGCTTTTTGATAGCACCAGCACGCTCAAACAGACCTTTTTCTTGCACAACTTGCAAAAGAATATCGTCATCAGCAATGTCGGCTATTCCACTGTGTCGCTGACGAAAGTGACCTCCTACACCAATCCAGGCTATCGCACCTCGCCGATCTTTTCGCTTGGCAGCGTGGGCATTGCCAGGTCCTCGCAAGTCAACTGGAACGCATCGCCAGCCACGCAAAATGCGAAAACGCCACAGGTGACGATTGAGACCACGCTTGATGGTGGAGCAACCTGGCAGCCATGCACCAATCACGGTCCTATTCCGGGGCTTGTGCCAGGTCAGAACATGACTGGTCTCAGCATCCAATTTCGCCACACCCTGGCTATCGGCGGATCGGACCCGACGATCTCACCCATTCTCTACGACATGAACGTGACGATCTCGCCCAGTTACGCTGCCACCAAAACGGATGTCGCCAACGTCACCACATCGCAGGCAGACTGGAATGCAGGCACACTCAGCAACGTGACCAGCATCGCGTCTGGCAGTTCTGGCGCATTGGAGTTGACTGGCGCCTTTAAGAGCTACGGTGATGGCTCCGTTGGCAGCAGGACGCTCTTTGGCAGTAATCCGGCTGATGGCATCAATCTGTCGAGCTACTATCTCAGATGCGACGGTGGACTGGATGCGCGAGCACGTCTCGATTTCGTTGGAACCTGGTCGGATGGCACGATTGAACTGGACGTGCAATTCGGCAATTCCTCATCAGACACTTCGGGCAATTATGGCATCGTCTATCGCACGTCGAACTGGGGCAACACGAACAATACCTATGGCTACGCAGCCTACATTGATGCGAACGGAATCCACCTGGATCGGGGCAGCAACAGTAGTGGCACCGTTGGCAATCTCTTCGGAGTTGCAGTCTTTTCCGTCAGTCTCGCATCTGGGGTCTGGTATCGACTCAAAGTGGTCGCAACAGGCTCCAATCACAAGGTCTATGTCAACGATGTGCTCTACATCAACGCCACCGACACGACGTATAGCAGTGGCGGCGTGGGATATCGCCACTTCAACAGTCTCACGAACACGCGCCATAATGCGTATTTCAAGGAGTTCGGCATCATCTATCAACTGAGTGGAAACCGTGTTTCGCCCTACACGAACCTCACCTCGGTTGGGTCCGTTGGCTCATCAGTGATTCAGTGGAATGCGACGGTCCCCAATAATGCCAGCCTCCTCGTTGAGACCTCCATCGGGGGCACCTGGCAAGCCTGTGCGAATGGTGGGGCTATCCCGCAGTTGACACCAGGGCTCAACCTCTCAGGCGTCAATCTGCAAATACGCGCCACGCTGACCTCCAACAACGCCAATGTGACCGTCATCCTCCAAGGGCTCACTTGGCTGGTGACTAGCGCGTTCAACGCCACAGGCACGCGCATAGGAACGCCACTGTCGCTGCAAAACGTCGGACGGCTGGGCAATAGCCTTGTGGCCTGGAATAGGAATCTGCCAGCAGGAACCGCATTGGGCGTGGATACCTCGATTGACAATGGGGCCACGTGGCAGGATGTGACCGCGCAAAATGGCGGCAGCATTCCGGGCCTGGGTATCCAGCCAGACCCGACGATCGACAGCTTTGCGACCAATACGGCAGCCAATTATACGAGCACCTACCGCGCTGGGGGAACCGCGGCCACCTATACCTTTGACAGCGCCAACAGACGCATGGTCGCAACGGGCGGAGCCTCCGCGCTCTGTCTGTATAGCACGCTCACGGCGACGGATATCGATCTCTTCACGGATATGGACGCAAGCGATTCCGGTGGCCTGGTCTGGCGCTACACCGATACCAACACCTTCTACGAGGTGGTCGTCCAGGATGCGTCTTCCAATGCAGGCAACCCGAACACTCTGGCGATCTACGAAGTCGAGGCAGGAGTACGGTCCCTGGTGGCGTCATCGGCGATCAACTTCCAACGTGTGCCAGTGAATACCTATCACCGCGTGCGTGTAACGATGCTAGGCAACGTCATCACGGCCTTCTTTGATGGTCTGGCTGTCGCGACCTACACCGATCCAACGCCGCTTGCGGGAGGCACGTGTGGCCTGCGCACCGGAGGCGGCACCGCGCGTTTCTATCAACTCAGGATGCAGCCGCAAGGCGACGATGTGACTGCAAGACAGGTCCTGACGCGCTTACGACTCAGCAGTACCAATCCAGCCTTCACGCCGCAAGTCCTCGATCTCACGTTGTCGGCACACTCGCCTGCTATCGGCAATGGCGCGATCATTCCGAGCACACAGTACGGATTCAAGTCACTGGACGCCAACTTTTCCGACCTGGCGAAGAAATTCCCGAATGGCTGGTGGTACATCGACAAAAACATGCGGTTCAATCTGCAAGGGCGTACCTCGGTTCCAGCGCCGTGGATCGGTTCGACCAATGGAGGAGATTTCTTAGATGCGGGCCTCACTGTGCGCGTTGAGGGTGATTTATACCGCAATCGGCAATACATCACCAATGTACTCGCCACCATTGCGATCAACGAGCAGCATCAAGGGGATAGCGTCTCAATTTCCTGGACGCTGGGCAATGCTCTCGCTTCCGCGCCAACCATCACGGTCAACAACGGGCCTCCTGCATTGGTAGGCATCTCCGGTATCGATACCGGAAAAGACTTCTATTACACGATTGGCAGTCCTATTGTCACAGCAGACCCGTCCAAGCCAATCTATGACAGCACCCAAACGATCACCTTCACAGGAACAGGCCAGTACCTCACCTATTCGCAGTACGACGACGTGCCAGGACAGCAGGCCAGAGCACAACTGCGAGGCGGCTCAGGCATTGTGGAGAATGTTGAAGATGGCACGGGCCTCACCAAGGCGGCAGGCGACCAACTGGCTCAAGCGAGAGTCCAGCAATACGGCGTGATTGGACAGATGCTCACTGCGACAACGCTGCGTGGGGGACTTGCCCCTGGGCAACTCTTCAGCGTATTCGTGCCTGAGCATAATCTGACGGATGTGCAGATGCTTATTCGCAGTGTGAAAACGGTCTTTACGACGGGACCAGGTGGCGTCCCTGTGCCCTGGTTCACGATTCAAGCCGTGTCGGGTCCGGACCTGGGCGATTTCACGAAACTCTTTCAGCGGCAATTATAGGAATGATAGATTTACAGCCTTTCAAAAGTCAGTAGAGAAAGTAGGAAACCTATGTGGCAAACGATTTTAACGTATGTGTATCTCTTTTGGCTGTTCCTGGCGCTGCTCCTCTTGTGGCGCATCTGGCGTGATGGTGCCAGGCGTGCGCAAAAAAAAGACGACGCCCTGATTGCGGTTGCCCTCACCTCAACGGAGGCAGCCAACAAAGCAGCGGAGGCAGCACAGGTCGTAGCGGCGACGGCAGAGGCAGCGGCTGTGCGCGTGAGAGAGGCAGCAGAGGCAGCCGCATCTCTGCTTGCGGCTGCGGCTCGACAGGACAGTGGAGACGCGCCTCGCACACCAGCATTGCAGAACGCTCTTGTGGAGAGTGTCAGAAAAGCGGCGGAGGCGGCGGATATCTCGGCGGAGGCGGCGGATGCATCACACGTCTCGGCGGAGGCGGCGCGTCGGCTGGTCGTGCCGCCTCGGGAGAGTGCATGAACATCCTCAATTTTCTGCCTGTTGTGTCAGCGGTGCTTGCAGTCTGCCTCACCATTGGAGGCATGTCTGCTTTCAGAAATGGACGGCAAATCCAATTGACGAAATTTCAAGAGGAGACCAATAAGGCATTGAAAGAACGGACTGATCTGCTTGAAAAAAAAATCGAAGACCTGGAGAAAAAGATCGTCATCCATGAGCATGTCATTGAGACCATCATCGCAACGTTAAAGCTGCGAGGTCTGGTGGTGACCGTGGATGGCGAAATGGTGACGATCAGCGACGGAACAAGCAGCACCAGCAAACGCTACCGACCAGCAAATGAACCGACCAGGCCAACCAGGACACTGCCAAAGCGAGGCAGTTCTCCGGAGCATGCATCCTAAGAAAGGAACACGATGAGCGAACTTCACAATTTCCCGTTTGTGAATCAATTGACCACCCTCACAGGAGACGGACGCCCGAGTGAGAACGCGCAATTTGATTGCGTGAACACGTCCATCCTAGCAGGCGTCATGTGGCTGCTGGGCATCACGCATCTGAATGCGGAATACAATCCTGATGCGATGAAGGATGAGGCGTACGGAGAGGGCTGGGCCGATCAAGGCACGGATGCTGTCGCCTACGTGAGTTGGTGCGCTCGGCGTGGAGTACGGCTCTATCCAGTCGAGTGCCCTGATGCAGCAACAGCGGTCGCGCGTGCGCATCAGTACCTCGCGCAGGGCCTTCCAGTGGTTTTCACGCAACAGGACGATTATGCGCCCCTTGCCTATCGCAATCTCTGGAGCCATGTCTGTGTCTGGTACAAGGATGCCCCTGGAAGCCTCACGATGATGGACACGTATGGAGCCCACGCTTTTACCTATTCTGACAGCGAATGGATGCAAAGACTCCGGAGTACAAAGCTCTGGGTGCTCGAGAAAATCCATTCGGCACAGGAGGATCAACCAATGGCAACACTACAAACGCCCCACATCGCACGCTACTTTGAGGATGCTGGCAATGGTCGCATCAAGCGCCGTGACAAGAACATCGTCATGGGGCAAGGCTTCACGACGTTTTTCCTCAAATATGGCGGCATCTTCCGACTGCCGATCACGCCTGAGATTGGCGTCAAAGATCATCCAGGCGTGGTATTCATGGTCACGGAAGCTGCGATCATGATTTATGACCCGGATCGCAAACTTGATACAGCACCGACCGAAGGCCCTTGCTACCTGATGCATACCGATAGCGGACCTGGGCAGCGTCTCATCGCACAAGCGTTGCTGGCTCCATTAGAAGAAGAGGTCGCCAAACTCACCAAGCAGTTCATAGCACAACCGAATAATGACCAAATCGCCAAAGAAAACACACAACTCAAGGCGAAACTACAACAACTCAAGGAGATTGCCAACTCATGAAACTCACATCATCACAAAACCTGCTCATTGCAGCCGTGTTTAGTATGCTCATCTCGGCCATTGCAGGAGGAATACAAGCAGGCATTGAATACCTCCTGAGAGGGGGACATATCACCGTCAGTGCGACGATCTCCACCGCTATCGTCGCGTTTCTGGCTCTGTTTGGAGCGGCCTTAAAAAGCTATGTGCCTGGGCATGTCGGGGAGCTACTGACCGCAAAGGACGACACGATTGCACAGGCAAACACACAGGTTGCCGAGCTAGAAAAGCGATTAAGCCAGGCACAAACACCTGTTCAACCTCCTGTCGTCAATGTGGCTCCACCAATCGTGAATGTGCCGCCTGCTTCCGCGCCAGTCGTGCAGGTTGTCCCACTGGCGTTCGCACCATCTCAAGCAGATCAACCACCGCGCTCTGTGCAGTCATCCAGCGAAAGCGTTCCACAGGGGCCTTTTCCAGCACCAGCACAACCCTCGACTGTTGACATGACGCCCAACGTGCAATCGTTGAATACTCCACAACAGAGTGTTCTGCAAAATGCACCACCCGTTTCGACCTACGATTTCAGTCAAGGCCAATTTGTGCCTCAGTCGGTGCCAGGAACGGCCTCGCCTGATGATACGATTCGTATAGCGGCAGTTGGAAAATGACGACAAAAATTAGCGTTATCATGCCGACGCGCAATCGTCGGCAATTCATTCCTCAAGCACTCAAATACTTCTGGCACCAGGACTATGCGGAGAAGGAACTCATTCTCATAGACGATGGGGAAGAGAAGATAGCAGACCTTCTTCCAAGGGGAACTGGCACTCTACGGTATATATCCATATCAGAGCCATGTAGCATTGGTATGAAACGGAATCTCGGATGTTCATTTGCGACAGGGGAGATCATTTGTCACTTCGATGATGATGACTACTACGGCCCTCACCGTCTCTCAAAGCAAGTAGAGCCACTGCTCCGTGGAGAGGCGGAGTGTAGCGGCATGCGTATGTCACTCCTGCTCGACGCGAGGCAGGGAACGCTCTGGACCTGTGATGACTGCACCCACCGACAACTCTTCAAGCAGGATGTGCATTATGGGACGCTGATGTACCGAGCGTCCTACTGGCAACAAGGGATCCACTTTGCATCGGTCAACGTGGGGGAGGATGTGCGCTTTGTCCATGCTCTGCTCGCTCAGAACGCACGCCTCGCTCGCATCGTTGACCCCGCATCGTATATCTACGTGCTGCATGGCACCAATACGACATCCGACATGCGCCTGGTGCATACATCTGGCTGGACACAGGTAGATCGAGAACAGTATCTCTCGGAAGAAGAGGTGGCATTTTACCACCATTTCAAGAAGCATGAGACGAAGGCCCAGATGCGCTAGAGATGGTGTGTGCGTGGGAGTCTTGTGCACCATTCCAGACACAAAGAGCGTCCTGGTCGCTTGTACCAGGACGCTCACTTCTTGCCATCATCCTCATCATTCATTTTCGCTTGATCTTGATGACATCTCCGACCTGCGGATTGGCAGGAACATCAAACTCAATCTTGCCATCTCGCAAATCTTGCCCGAACTGCTCCTCAGCAGCCATACAAGATGCACAATATCCCAAACTATTGACATCGACAGTAGCTTGACAACCACTACAATAGCGGCCATTCCACCACTGTCTGTCTGCCTCTTCTTGTTCGTTCATGATTTCCTTCTTTCTTCATAGAGACGGTCAATCTCTGACCCAATAATCGTCGCAGGATTGTGAGTGGCCTGATACATCTCAAGCCATTCTCGATACTGCTCAACCGTTATGCCAGAGGCAACGGCTTGTTTACCTGCCACGATACAAAACTTTGACCAAATCTTTTGGGGGTCCACCCCAGGTCCATCATTGTCAAAACCAACCTTGACAATTTTCTTCAGGAGGTCAGTATAAGTCTCAAAGAGCTCGCCTATACTGACGGTCTTCTCTTCCATTGTTTCTTCTCTCGTAGCGGATGCGCCGCCATATGACTTAGATCATTCCACAATTCAAACATCCCGCACATTCGCGGTGGCTCTCCGTCTCGGAACTGAACCGAGTTCGCACAGCTACGGAGAGAAACTTAGCGGCCTCCCTCACACTGACCGCACCAGTCGAAACCATACCCGCTATAATTGTCGCAATACGCACATTTGTCACTTGCATAGAACTCGCTCGTTCCCTGATGAGGGGGATTTTGCAAGAGATGCATTTCATCAAGCATCTGCTGCCCGAGCTCTTGCTGCTCAGGCGTGCCATGAGCAGCCAACTCCTGAAACTTCTCCTTGCCATTTTCAAAGATGTTCATGATGTTTCCTCTCTGGCGGGATTGACCCGCCGCTCCTACAAACAACAATTCCCATACTCGTTCAGCCAGGACACGGGCACCGATTGCCCACAATGGCAACAGATCGAATGTTCCACGTTGGGGTCAGTCATTTCCTCTAACTCTTTGAGGAAATGCTGAGCAGCTTCACGCTGCTTCTCTCCTGTAGGCGGATTAGCTACCGCCCACTCATGCGACTCTCGACTAGAACCGCACTAAACGAACAACACCTACGATTTGACCATTTTCACGAAGAGCCGTATTTCCGCTATCGGGGCCGAAGACATCGGTTCGGCCCGTCACACGCCCACCAACAAGCGCACTCACAATATATGCCTTACCCTCTTCAGGAGCAGGCAGGCCCTCGACCTCACCATACATATTCTCCACAAAGGGAATACCGGCCACTTCCCCAGCAGGGACGCTTTTCACGCTCACACGAGCGATGGTACCGCTGGGGGGAATTTCAAGACGACGCTCACCAACAATCACGTTTAATGTGTGTGGCGTAAGATTTATCAGTTCAGTCATTTCTTCTCTCCTTTGGGGACGTGCCCCACTGTGCTGTTTTTCGTGTCCCTCATCTTGGGGATATGCTTATTGTACACAACTTTGTATACATTGTCAAGAGGTTTTGGCATCAGTTTTCGAGTGTGCCAAAACCTCATTTTGCTCTGCTACTGCCTCATGCTCTAGCAGATAGGCCGCTTTCTTGTCCTGCTGCTTGAGCGTGGGATGTGCCACACGACAAGAGAACTTGGCGATACAATCATCGAGAGCTTGTATAATGGTCACTCCCGCAAGTTTGCTATAGTGCTCCATAACAGCCAGCCAGGAGCGTGCATCTGGCTCTTGGGCGTGATCTTGCGTGTTGTAGTAGACAATGTCCGCCAATTCAAGACGAACATCTTTCGCGTCTGTCGGTTGACCTGTATAGTCATTGAGAACACCTTCAGCACGCTCTCGAAGGACTTCATTGAATTCTGTGGTCTCACGAAGCAGCTTGACCCGTACAGGCTCATCATACTTTGTGGTTGTCTTGCCATACGTCGCCGCCTTGATTGCAGCGATTTGACGAGACAATTCGAGAATACGCTCTCTCTGCTCTTGATAGCTCTCCATTGCTTTCTGCTGTTCTCGCCATTGCGCGATGAAAGCATCAATGGCCTGATCTGCTAACATCACCGCCTTTTTCTTGCATTGATCCTGTGTTGGCTCTTGCCCTAGTTCGAGAGTAAGAGCCTGACGAAACCGCTTGAGACGCTTGTCAGAGAGCGAGGATGTATAAGGAATACGCTGCTCACTCTCTGATTTGCGAGGATAGGACCGCTTAGGCATGTTGAGATGCCTTCCACTCAGCGATCAGATGCTCTTTGTGTGTCCGTTTGTATGCCTGGAAGTCCTTTTCCAAGCGCCAAGGCGCATCCTCTGGCTCATCTCCGAGCCGATAGACTTCCACACTCTTCTGTATACCTGGCAATTTGAGCCAGATTTCATAGAAATTGGTCCACTTGAAGAACCCGTGCCCACGCTTGGTCGTGGGCAACGTGCATGTGGCTGAGTCGATCCGCACCTGGAGCGTTGGGCGCAACCGAGAGAAATCGTTGCTATGCTCTGGCAGAGGAACCTCGAAGGGAAGCAGTTCCTCTCCAATCAATACCTGTTGCCCAATGGCATTCAGGCGGTGCGCAGTCGCCAGCATCGTCTGAAACTGTGCTTGATTTTGGTTTCGCTCTCGTATGAGAGCTTTTTCCTGTTGAGCAGCATTATTCTGCTCAACAATCCTGTCGTATCTTGACTGAGGACGCGAGACCGCATTGGCGTCGATCTCATCCCACGCGTGACTCAACTCTCCCATATTGTTTCTCCTTTTTCTCCTCTGAGGACTTGCCCCCTGTGTTATTTTGGGTGTCCCTCATTCTTGGGCATGCTTATTGTACACAATTTTGTATACATTTGTCAAGGGGAAACCAGCGAATGGAGCACCAATTTCTGCATTTCTCGCGCAAATTGCTCTGTGCCGCAAAAAAGGAGCAGATGCATGTTCGCATTTGCTCCACGTCTCCCTGCTCTCTGCGCCCGATGCAGCAGAGGCAGGTCTGTTACGGGATGATCGCTCGCTCTTGATCCTTTTCGATACTCTCACAGAAGAGATCAAGCACCTCATAACAGATGCTACGGGCCTTTGCCGCTACCTCATCGTCTTCAGGAATGTATCCCTCATGCCACGCAATCGCATTTCTCAGGCGTTCCTTGCGCCGCGAGGTCCAGGAGAGACTCAGTGTCTCTGGCTCTGGTACCCGTTCCTCAATCGGCTTGGTCTTGCCAAGCCGATTGGTGTTGCCCTTCTTTGCGCCCATTACTGCTCACCTGGGTGGTCTTTGAGCCACTGGCGACGATATTCAACACGACCTGCCATTAAGACAAGCTCATAGCCACATATCGGACATTCCCCGTTCTTGAGAGAATATTCCTCGCAATTGGGGCAATCAAACAGTTCGTCAATGGTCATGTCGTCAGGTGATGTGGGAGGATGATCCTCCCAGAAGAAGCTGAAATCAAGACTCTTTCCCATCATGCTAAAACCCTTCATCAGTAGTGACCCCAGTGCGCTCCGCAACCAGATCGCGCACAAGAACCATGCGACCTTTCAGCATACAGTCACGTAACCCACAATCAACTGTCTCATCAAGCACGTCAGCGCCGCTCTCAAGGCGATACACACGGTGGAACTCATGCTTATCTACACCACACGCTCCTGTTCGACCTTTCCCGATCACGGCGATTTGTGTCCCTTCTGGTAGATTATATTCGGTTGTGACCCACTTTTCGTTGGTCTTGCTGGTGTCCCATTCGGTCTTGACTTGGAACTGTTTCTGCTGATACAGAAATTGTCCGTCGAATTGACCTCTGACGAATTTGGCTTGCACTAATGCTGAACTTGTGCTATGGCTTCCAGAGCCAGTCTCAACGACAAACTTCATACTTGTTCTCCTCATTTTCTCGTGTTTCGCAATCACATTGATTACATTGTTAATATTAACAGAATAAGCAAAGGTTGTCAATAGATATTGATGCTAATTTCAAAAACATCAAAGAAATTGGATACAAAGGACAAAAAAAGAGGCGGTGTGTTCCGCCTCTTCGCACTATCCCTGCGCTGCCGTCAGCACATCGGCTAACTGGCAATCGTTCAGTGTCACGATGTCTGGAGAGATGTCTTCGAGTACGTCTCCATTCAGCAACCATACCCACAAATCGGTACAATCCTCTACCGTTGTTGCCTCATAATCGCCTGTGCTGCTATTCCACTTCATGATTCGCTCCATTTCTTTTTTCGGTTATTCGGCTTCTACCGTGTTTTTGGTCTCTAAACCCGAATCCAGAACAGATTGTTCGAGTGTGGACAGGGCCACTCCCTCAGAGTCCGATTCCACATTCGACACTTTTGCTTTTCGTCGCCGATGCTGGCCTATTCCGTAGAGTAATCTTGCCCGTAATACCTGAAAAGAGTACCCCCTACCCAATCGATTCGCGACCCTTGCTAAACCATTGAGTGATTCCGTGTAGGCGTTAGTAATGCGATGATCGAAGTAGGCAAAGATTTCATCGCCCCATTCTTCGACGGTTAAAGCAATAGGTGTAAAGGCACTAGTAACCTCTGGTGTAATTTGCTCCTGCCATGCAAAGTAGCGTTGATGTGCCTCATCTTTATCAGGAGCATCCCATATCTCATAGAACGCTTCCTTGAGGTCATACGCTTTTTTGAGCGTTGGGAAGCTGCCCGTCCATGCTTCCAGCGTCAATCGTTCTTTTTCCTTTAACTCGCTTTCTCGCTTGAGCAACAAGAAGCGATCATGTATGAGCGTTCGACGTTGTTTTTCCGTGAGGCTAGCGCGAACCTCTTTTCGGACAACTTCCATCGCTTGATTCGCTAATTTTACGGCATGGAACTTATCAATCACAATGATTGCGTGCGGCAAGACTTCTCTCACGGCCTCACGGTACGGCTGCCACATGTCGATGCACACGAGAGCTATGTGTTCACGATCTGGCACACTCGAAAGATACCGGATGATCGTTTGTTTTTTGCGGTCTGCCAGGAACTCAACTACCGTGTTTCTCTCAATATTGGTAATAATCGCTCGTGGCTGGTGGATAACATGGAGTTCATCCATGCCCATGATTCGGGGTGTTGCAAAATGCGTTGAACGTTCTAACTCAAGAACATAATCGTGAAAGATACGACGAACCGTTTTTTCATGGAGGCCAGTTTCTTCCGCCAGGGAGAGAAACGTGCGATCATCATTCATGGATCGTCGTTGCAAGAACGTAATGAGCCGCTTGGTGCAGAACCGTTTCTCATCAATGTCAGGCAACGTCTCAAAACTCGTTTTCGTGCAGTGTTTGCACCGATAGCGTTGACGGGTCACCTGAATCAGCACGCGCTTGCCATGACTTGGCACATCGCGGATGTGTTGCTCAAGGTCGCCATGCTTGTAGAGAGTATCATATCCGCAGAAGGGGCAGATAGAGAGAGACGAGGACGGACGTGCTGTAATCACGTAATCGTCCTCATCTTCATCAATCTGTGTGACCTCCCATTCGGGAAGGTTGAGAATGAGAATGTTCAAGAGAAACCGCTCTCTGTCTGTCAAGGGGCTCGTTTGATGTGTATTACTCATTATACCTGCATTACAAGCGTATCTTCAACTATTCTCTTTCTCATCACCTTTTTCTTGGAGAAAAGAGGTCATGCACCCAAGAAGGAAGTACGGTCATCTGCGTACTTCCTTCATAGGGAGTGACAGAAAAGCTATCTTTGACCTAATAGGAAGCAGCAAGTCCATATGCTGCTGATGGATGGAAGGGGCGAACTTGGCTAAGGTCCGTATAGGCGCAAGACCCAACGCCCTCGGAAGTGTAGGAGGGCGTGCTGTGATGCCAATGCATATCATAGTCACGAACAAAATACGTTGTCGTATCATTTCGTGCATCATGCTGAGTCTCTACGAGATGGACGCTCCAGAGATGCTTCCTGTAGAATGTCGCAAACACAATTTCGCGGCTTACAAGTGTATACCAGGGGGGAGTAAGGTGCGAGGATATCACAGCATTCAAATCCTTTCTTTGGTTATTCAGTTTCGGGCTTCCACAAGAACTCGGCAGGATGGGTAGGCCAATCACTAGAGGTGCTACGTCTTTGGTCGGTAGTCCAGGGATTAGGGGGCAATTCCCACTGGATAGTCACATCATCCCCTATAATGGCAACCGAGAGGTAAATAGGCCATGCACCCCCGTCCATAAGCTCAAAATCCATAATGTCATCAGTAGGCTTGGTGATAGACAAAATAGCCTCTAGCTTGCCGTTGTTCCACTGCTTTCTCTCGTTCGACTCAGCAAGATGTTTTGCGCTCGTAATTTCGGCTACATATCCTTGTGTATGAGTGGGGAATTGCTTGTGGTAACAGGCGTTTTCGACAAGTGCCTCGATTAAAAGTTCTTCTGTCCGATTTGCTGGAATTTGATCCATTCTCTTTTTCTCGCTTTCTTTTTTGAGTACAATATCAACGGCTTCTACTGTGTAGTATAGCGAATTATTTTTCATTTGTCAACAGTAGAAGCCGAATTTTCTTTGAATTACATAAGGTAAAAGGGAGCGGTGATTACACAGTAGAAGCCGAATAACCGAATTTTGAAGGCAGCGAAACAGATCGCCTCTGAGCCACAATACTCTCCATTGGCCTCGCTCCACTCATCCTCATCAATCTTCAAAGAGAATTGAGCATAGACGCGATTGTACGTGTAGGCAAGCAGATGCAGATTCAGCAGTGGAGAGAGGACTTTCATTGTGTCTCGCACGAGCCAGGCCGCATCCATGCTGGTACTATAGGCGGGTATGGGCTTCGTATGCGTTGTGTCATGGTCGGTTCCAACGTAAAAGTCGCTTATCCAACCACACGTACAACTCCAATATTCTGCCATATATTCATCAAGTTGCCCATCAGTACACGGTTCCTCCTTGAGATGCATCACATGCTCATGCACAGCCTCGTCGAGTCGTGTCGCGCGTTCCTCTGGTGAGAGACTGCGCAGGTCAAGTGTGGTCATAGTGCTGTCCTTCTTGCCAGGAACTCTCCAATACGAAGCCTGCCATCACTCATCACGTCCACTTTGCACCTCACCAGAGTCAATCCTACGGCATCTTGCGCCTCAACCGTGAACATGGCAAACGCTGATGTAAGGATGAAGTCAGGATGTTCACCTAGAGCATGCATAGGGTGCATGTATTCGCTCTCGGTGGTTGCCTCTATTCGCGTCACATGATACGTGCCATTGGAGCGTTGCTCTACCGCCTGTCTGATCTGCTCATGCAGAGCGATGACGGATTGGAGAAGAGACGTTCCAAGATCGTCGCTCACGTGTTCACCTCAATTCCTAACGCCTTTGCACGGTGTTGGAGCGCAGCACGTTCTGCTCGCCACGCATCGTTCCATTGTTCAGTGTCAGGATCGTGCGCTGCGTCCTCTTCTCGCGCCATCACTGGCGAAGGAAGAGCGTACATCTTCTCTCTTCATGCCGTCTCTCCATACACAATGCGATCACGCAACTCATCGCGCTCTTGCGTGACCTGCTCAAGTTGCCTGCACAGTGTCATCGCTTCTGCAATCCGATCATCACTTGCCTCTAGCTCTTTGAGGAGTGTCACGATGTAGGGATTGTGGTCTCCATGCATTTGTTGAGCAGTAAGAAACCCTACCATACGTAGGAGGACCGTTCGCACATCATCCAGATTGTTCACCTGTATCGTTTGGATTGTTGGCTTGTCGCGCTGCAGATACTCAGTTTGACAGGTATCACACATAGAGACCGACCACTCAAAATAATTGCGTAATTTCGACGGTGCCTCATGCTTTCCTAACTCACAATACGTGAGTGACCCTTGCTTGTCTCTGCTCATTCGTCCACCTCAATTTTATCCATTGAGCAAGTATGCGACACACGCTACTACCATACCAGCCATAACGAGCAACCATAACCACGTAGGGAGCCCTATCTTATTCGTTGCGAGCCTATAGTAGAATACGCACGCCTCTTTCACGAGGAGCGGTATGTACGTGGCGTAGAAGCGATACCAGGACGCTAGAACCACTCCAATTGTGCGGAGGTCATTCATCATTCACTCACCTCTTGCTCTCTCTGACTCTGCCACAGAGCGAGCTCGTGCAGAAGAGTATCACGCTCTCTCACGCTATTCATACGTCCGGTTTGACCTTGAAACCGTAGCATGTCATGTAATCTAGGCATCCTCCCAGTACATGTGGTATGGTGTCCGCCATAATTCAAAAGATCGTTATCATCCTCGTAGCATGTGATCTCACCTAAACATGCCCAACAGAGGCGTGGATACACGTTTCTTGCATCAGTCATAGCCTTGTTCCATTCTTCCATAGCGAGGGATCATATGCCTTTGCAGTCCGCAACGAGCTTCGGCATAATCGCTCACTTCATCCTCGCTCTCTCTCACTCTTTGCCATTGCCTGCACCTGGAGGATATGTGCCACCTCTGGCTGATCTTGACGATCATGCACCTGGGCGGCATAGTCTCGCTCAAAGGTGTCCAGGCTCTTGGCAATAGCGGCTCTCGCGCGCTTCTGCTGTTTTTTACGGAGACGCTTGTTCATGCTCGTTGCTCACGTGTGGCACGTGCGGCTCTAGCTACTGCGCTGTAATACCACCATTCAGGATTCCACCGCTCAGAGCATTCCCCATGTTCGAAGCTAGATCGAGCAAGAAACATAGCCCACTCCCAACTGCCATACCAATCAACACCCCTGCTCGGCCTAGGTATTTCTCTGGCAGGTTGTAACGGTGGCGTCTGCCACTGCTGCTCCCAAGTGGATGGATGGTCGTTTTTTGGCTCTCCCTTGTGCATACTCATCCCTCACTTTCTCTTTACAGTAATTTTTTCAGCAACACACAGATCGCTAAGAACACCAAGATCAGCAGCTCTGCGCCGAGCACTTGCAACGCCCAAAAATCGATGTACAGCTGATCGGATAGTTGTTGAAACAATGGACTCATCCTTCACCTTCGCTTTCTGCTCTGCAGATATGTTTGTTCATACATATTCTCGCACTTCAGGGAATCTCTCAGCAAATCGGTTCCAGAGATCAGGATAGTGCTTCTTCAAAAACGTCCATCTTCCCCAACGTCTCTTTGTCTCACCTGCCCAATAGGACACGCGTCTATCTGCAATCGGCATGTCCTGCATCGTGTCATAGACACGGTTATAGTCCAGGTTGCGACTGACGATATACGCCCAAATATCTTGATGCGTCCACGTGGCAACAGGCAAGCAGCGCAACACACCATCTCGCTTGTATCGGTACAGCGAGCCGTGGAATTGCGCACTCTTGGACCGTCCCTCGCTCTCCTGTGCTCGCAGTCCCAAGAACACGCCGTCAAAATGATACTCAGCGAAGAGTGAGCGAAGAGGAGCGTACACGGTGCTCTCCATCGTCGCGTTGCCGATACCAGGAGCCGTAGGACCGCCGCACCGTGCAAAGGTATCCAGCAGTGGCTCCGTCTTCCACGTGATGATCGTACGATGGCGTGAAAGCCTCTCGAAGTAGTCTCGCGTCTCAGGGAACGCGCAATCGGCATCAAAGTAGACGCCAGGCACATCAGGATTGACAGACCAGACCAGGTGAGAGGTCACACACGAGTCCTTGCCGCTACTGGTGGCGATATACGGACGGCTCATCTGCTGCAAAGCATCCTCAACCAGTCTTTGCGCTTGCTCCACCTTGCGCTGAAATGCTGGGAACGTTGCGTACAATTCGTGTTGGAACCGTTCCATGTCACGCATGCCTCTTGCCTCCAACCACGCACAGTGCTTGATTGGCTGCGTGCCATTGTGGAGCGCGAAACGCACTGTGCTGAAGATTGAACGGAATATCCCACTGTATGCCCCGCAGAAGCGGACCTGGGACGGGGCGCATGAGACGATCATCATGCCAGAGCGAATAATCCTCATCCATTGGTGTGATCTCCCACCGCAAAACATGTCCGTTCCCCTGCACTCTTTTTTTGCCCATCGCCACGATCGCAATGAGCACATCGGCAACTGCTTCCATATCCCCATAGGCATACCACGTCACCTTGTCTGTAACAAGCGTAGGAAGGGGCATATGATAGGCTTTGTAGCGACCTTGCTCAATCAAGATTTTCTCGACACGCCCCCCGAAATCAATCCGGTCCGAGAGCGATGCCTGCGTATCAAAACGCTTGTTCCAATACTGTGTGTCACGTCCCTTGACCTCGATTTGTGCCGAGGAACACGCCCAGTACCACAGGCTCTCATCCGCAATGCCCTGTCCACGATGGTACCAGACCTCGCCCGTCTGCAGACGTTCTACAGACGCATCAGGAGCACCACGCATCTCGAGTGGGAGGCGGGCAAAGTACAGCACGTCTTTGGGGTCTGGCAACGTGTAGAAGTCAGAGCCGAAATGCTTGCGGAGCACCTGATAGGCAAGCAGTCCATCAAGGGCCAGGTCTTCAGGACGGGCGAGCGCAATGGAACCAGCAAGGTACGCGATAATCCGCATGGGCTGATCCATCACGCGATCTCCTTGAGCGCATCGAGAATAGCTTCACGCTGTGTCTGCAAATGGTCATGATACGCCGTGCCAAGAGGTAATCCGACCCCTTTCTCATCACGCGCGAGAGGAGATATGCTCATCCAGTTGTCAAAGCGCAACTCGACCTCGCCGCAGCCATGTCGAGATTGTCCCCCGACAAAGGGAGCCTTACTCCATTCGATCAGAGCCGAGGCAAACGCTTCGTACTCGAGATCGGTCACATCTTGCAGTTGAAGCCAACAGGAGAAGCGCGTTCCTGCGATCAGCACCTCCTGGGAGTAGCGCATTTGTTGCGCCACGCCTGGCTTGTCTGCAACTTCTGTCCCATCTTTGGCTGTCTTTGTCTTGGGAGCCTCTAACAGGCTTCTCTGCTCTTGTGGCAAGAACTTTTGCCATTTCTCAGATTTGGCATCATCGGTACGGGTAAAGCTGTGAAGATCGGTCAAGTCGTAGATGCTCACCAGGTCCTCCTGGTGATACTTCTGTGGCAAGAGATCAACAAGCTCCTGACACACGGGATACCACTTACCGACTTGCAGTTTGCCTGGAAGGATTTGGCGTCCACACGCACCGCCAAAGACACCCACCAGTGGAATCAACGCTTGTAAACGGCGCGCCTGTCCGATGTCAAGTCCACGTCCACTGTCTTTGGTGAGTGCGCCTCCCGATGTCAGGAAGTGGAACGCAGGAGGGGAAAGCTGAGGATCACCTAATTCCCTCAGCATGAAACGCATACCCGTGTCTCTGAGTTGTCCCCGAAAGGCATTGCCTGAGAGGATAGGCACCTCGATTACACGCCCACCTGCACAGACTTTCTCGCGTCGGAAAATGGCGGTGGTGCCGCCTGTGCTCTCCCCCAGATGCGAGACCGCACTCAGAGCGCGTGCGATCCCCTCAAATCGATAACTACTTGTAGCCTGCATTGACTTTCTCCTCATCTAACCGATTTCTCAACAACAAGACACACACTTGCGGGTCCCGACGCAAGCCGTACAAAATGTCGTCTGGATTGCCGTACCCGCCTGCTAAGATGCGTTCAACCTCTAGGCGTTCATCGGCATCGATCCCAATCTCAGCGACCTGAAACAGAGTACAGAACTTACTGAGAAAAGAGGTCAAGTTGGGCGTAATCCGTGCCGAGGTCTGGAGCCTCTCCTCGAATTGCCGCCAAATCTCTGCTCGGTACTTGCTCTTGTACTCGGGGTCGATCTTCTTCCACACGGCTCCTAGCAGCACTGACGCCACTTGCCTCAGTTCTAGCTCTCTCTGAAATGCCTGTTGTTCCTGTTCCTCGATCATCGTCTTGTGTCCTTTCTTCCACAATCGTGACGTAACTCAATAACTCGATCTGTGGACTCTTGCGGTACGGCTCTAGTTCCTGATTGAGCCGCAACGCTTCCATGAGTTGACCATGCTTGCGTAATGTTTGACCGTAGAGATTGCCTGAAAGAATCTCCCCTTTGCCATGTCCTAACGCAAGCAAGCGCAGAAACGGTCCGTCCATCGCTTCCCATTGCCACAAGGACAAGAATGCGACGTTTTCCTCGACTTGAACAGCTATATCTCGACTTGACGAGACATTGAGCGGTGCCTGCATCAGGATATGTTTCTTTTTGGAGAGCGAAACAACCAAGTAGGCATCACCATCAAGGCCAAAGGTAAGCCACTGCGTCACATCGTGTTTCATGGTAGGACGTTGCCAATTCTGCCACGAGTCGCGTTGGACGATGAGGCTCATTTTGCGGAAATCGGGATGCACGCCACTATTGTCGAGATACCATGCACAGGCATCGCACACCCACGAGGATGAGGGACACTGTGCGAGATAGTGGGAATTGAAGGTATCGGCTACCGTCTTGGAAACGGCGTGTGTCTCTGTCGAGGTGCCGCCGCACAAGTAGCAGGAGACACACCCAGAGCGCAGTACCCCTCCCGATTGCTGATAGAGCCAATGAAGCGGATTATGCACGCAGTTTCGCCGCCTCCTCTTCTGCATGACTGAGCAGGTTCTCATACATGCTTTCATAGTCGGAAGCCGGAAACTGCTCACGGATCAACTGCCTATTCTTCCTTTCTACCTCAGCCATCATCTGAGCATGATTTCTGCGTACGATCATGACGATCCAACCATACAGCAGACAGAGAACGCCAACGAAAGCAAGTCCAATGAGCCACGGATTCATGGTGCAACTCCTCTCACTCTGACTTCAAACACCGCTCTCTCCTGTAATTGATAGGGTATTCGTTCATAGCTGCCATCAGCGAGCTTGATGTAATAATAGTCATAGCACATGATTTTGATGGTCCAATAGCGCATATCACAGAGGTCGATCACGCTCGGCAATGCTCCATATTTCTCGCTGTAGCGGCTGATGAGCGATTTGACGAGCACCAGCGTCGGCTCATACGGATTGTGCGTGATGAGCGCCTGTTGACGCTTGCCTTGCACGTTGCGAGCAGACCGAGGAATAGGCTCGGTCTCTCGTCGTAGAGCCTGTAAACGAATGGGCGCGGTGATCTGGTTCATCAGTGCTCCTCTCTTGTCACACACACGACCTTCAAACTCTTCAGTATGCTCTTCAATCGACATTCAGAGCAGTCCTCTTTTTCGAGAAGAGGCACAAGGTTATGGGGATCAACAATCAGAGGAGAGACAACGATCTTTCGCATGTTCTTGCAGGTTGGGCAAGAACTCTTCAGGACAGTACTCATACCTGTGTATTCTCCTCTCCAAGAAGTTCAAAAGCACGTTTGTTCAGTTCGTACGCTTCCTTTGGCGCATAGACCTTCATGCGTGCATAGTGTCCGGATTCTACAAATCGCTGGTAATCGCGCACCAGCGTGACTACCTGTTCTAACGAATCATCTAAGAGATCGAGTTGTGCAAGCGCAGTTTCTCGCTCTTGCTCCACTGCTGCAACCCTGGCGGCTGCCTCAGCAAGCTCACGGTCCACCTGCTCTGTCGCAAAGGCGATACAGGTCTCGACCAGGCGCGTGACGCGTTCTCTCATCAAGCTTTGGAGCGCAACGCTCCTCCCGATGATGGACAGGTCTGTGTCGAGCAAAAAAACCATTGCCTTGATCTCTTCGTGCATCTCAGGTGTTACGGTGTCCATATCTTGCTTGCTTCCTCTCTGAAGTGCTATAGTTCTCAATTGCCCATGTGATCTGCTCTCGCCGACTTGCAGGATAGCACACAGCGTAATCCTCCCAGTTGGCGATCCCGCCCGTGATCCAGAGCGCACTGTTCACTTGCAGGCGTGGATAGCCGATCTGCGCGCCCCAGTCCAGGAGCTCCTGGCTGGACTGATGCCAGGCACACCAGCCGTTTGCCAGAGGCTTGCCCGTACATGGCGTTTTGACGATATACAGATCAGCCTTGCTGCCATAGCGCTGCACCGTCTTGCGGCACTCGAACGGACAGTGCAGGCGTGGAAGAGGTGGTAAGTCGCAGGGAGTGTAGGACCGCATCACGACTCAACCACCTCATACATACGTCCACGCTCAAAGGTCTGCACGCTGGCAAGACAGCGACCACAGACCTGGGAGAGCCCGATCTGTCTCTCTGGCATGCGATCACCTGGCTCCATTGCCTTGCCACAGAAGGTCCAGCTTCCATTCTGCTCGGAGAAGACGTGAACCATGCCTCGCTTGGTGATGTGAGCAAAATGGAATTGAGGCAACAACAAGTGTATGATCTTCATCAGTTCGTGCGCGGCGGGAAACCCCTTGTTTCTCGCAATGGGGAGAAACGCCGTGCTCTCCTTTCTAAAAACGGTTCTCCGTTTTCACTGGTTGACTCAACTCTTCATTGGAAACTGCTGTTCCTTCGCGCCGCTCCTTCTCGTCAAAGAACGCTTGGATCTCTGGCAATCCATAGCGTGGCTCGTCCTCATCGGCATCGATCCACTCACTAAAGTTCAGAGCAATCCCGGCCCGATCAAGCCCGATCTCGTCACGACGTGGACCAAGCAGCATGTATTCGTGCCAGAACTGCGCTAATTCGTTGTACTGCTCTTCAGTCAACATGTGTTCCATTTTGCTTCTCTCCCTTTTGTATCAATCGTTCCACGAAGCCACGCAAACTTCAACCAGTTAATTGGAGGATGTTTGAATACAGCCAAGCATCCCTTGAAGGTGAGGAACAAGCCTCTAGCTTCGAGCTACGGGGTCTGGTGACGATAGCTCCCATGCTTCTTTGATCGACTCCCAGTGCTTGAGTTGACAAATCACGATCTCGCGGTTGAGCGCCTTACATCGCAAGTGGACTGCCGTTTTCTTGCGGCCACGGTTGCGCATTGGGACAACTCTGGCTTCGATGCGTTGTGCTTCGATAGCGATCTGTGCGACCAGGGCAGTTGCTTGCTCGTGAGTCATACCTGCATCGCCTCCCTCACTCTCGCCTCCTCGCACAATCCGCAGTCCTCCACGATCACGCGCAGATGGCTCAAGGTCACGTTGATGTATGCCTCCTCTTCTGATTGCAACGCCTCATGGACGCATGGCAACATGTGGAGCATCGCTTGTGGAATGAGGAGGCCAGAGGCGTGATAGCAGTCGAGGACCGCTAGCACGAGGCTGCTCAGTTGCTCGTCTGGAGACGTATCGGTTGTGCCTGGTAGAGGCATGGTTGAGGTGGTCATACGCCCTCCCCTGCCATGATGCAGCGTGCGATGTACTCCGCGCATTGCGGCACGATAGCATTCCCTAATGCCTTCAGACGTGCGACCCGATGGGCTTGCTTCCCTATGACGCGCGGTGGCTCCCATTCATGTTGAGGCTGTCCAGGTCCTGCGGGCCATCTATATCGGTCCAGCCAATGGGATAGCCTTGAAGCGTCTCGACCCAGGATGGATTGAGACTGCCCTGATAGCCGGTACGTCTCAACGTACCGACTATCCCGTCTCTGGTCTCCTGAGATGGTGGCAATGTCGCATTCCTGGCATCGTTCAGGTTCGGTGTCCATCCCTGCTGCTGCTTGCGTTTCGCTCGTGGTGAATCGGGATGATCGCCGCTCTTGTAATCCCTGCTCTGTGGAGTGGGCCAAAGTAAGCCTCGACGGGCCATTGATTGTAGGCTTGTTTCGTATATTCTCCCATTGACTTTGCTGTAGTTGCCAGGCATTGCACGCGGGGTAGGCCACAATGAAGATGCGTTCTCGCTGGTGAGGCGCACCGAAGTCTGAAGCTCGTAAACAACGCCATTGTGCATCATACCCTGCTTGGGCCAGGTTCCCAAGTACGGTAGAGAGTCCCCGATTAACCAATGCACCGACGTTCTCCACAACGATGTCATCAGGTCGTAGATCGCAAATGAGACGGTACATCTCGTTCCAGAGGCCGCTTCTCTCGCCTGTGATACCCGCTTGCTTTCCCGCATTGCTAATATCCTGGCAAGGAAACCCGCCTGTGATGGTTCTGAGATGCTGAGGGTATCCTGCTCGTTCAAAAGCAAGAGGGAATCCGCCGATCCCTGCAAAGAGATGGACATGCTGGTATCCCACAAGCTCACTTGCCTGTACTTCTCGGATGTCTCGTCCATCGACATATCCTCCTGGCAACAAACCACGTTCAATATTCTTTTTCAAGACAGCACAGCAAAAGGGATCAATGTCGTTGTAATACACGCTCATTGCTGCACCTCTCCCAACAGTTCAGCAACACGCCCTTTTGACGCTGCTCGTATCTCGCTCCATTCATGCCAAGAGAGATCAGGACCGCCAGTCATCCATCCGGCATGCAGGTCGCGCACCAGGTGCCGCAACGCCTTGTTGTCTCGCTGTAACCGTTTGATACTCTCCGAAGGCGCTGCGGTCGCACGGTCGAGAGCCTGCTCTAGCTCCGCAACCCTTGTCTGTGCCGCAAGAAGTGCGTCGCGTGCCTCATCGCGTTCGGCCTTGAGCGTGTCGAGATGACGGCGCAGTTCTGCGGCACTGCCCAACGTGTGTTGTTGACTCACGCTTGCACCTCCACCTTCTCCGGCGAAAGCTCACTCTCACGCATCTGCTCATCTTGCTCACACAGGATGTTGAAGCCTCCGCGCGGAATGAGCAAGTAGCCTTGTGGCACTGCACCAGTATCGACCTCGTAGACCTGGCTTGCCACGACGATGCCAGTGCGCCTGGCGAGGACAATCAGCATGTCGCGGTTCTCGACCTCGATCTTGGGCGAGGCTTCGTGACCGAGGAAATTGTATTCTTTGGTCTCATCGGTGTTGGCACCTGACGTATGCAGGACGATGAGATTCAACCCGTGGTCATTATCGCCACTGATGCGTACTGTGGCGAAATAGTCGCCTTGGATGGTGTAGAAGGCTGTCATCAGAACAGCCATGCCTTCAAACATTGGGATACCCCCTTCTGATGGCAGGCCGTAGGGAGATGGATACAGCCTGTTGCGAATAAAAATTGATTACACATGCAAGACGCCACCCCGCATGCCTTCAAAATGTGGAAGCACGCCATCAGGGGCATCAAGACACGTCCAGAGATGCAAGACGGGATTGATATTGACGTAGCGATCTTTAGGAGGAAAGATCATATAACATTCTCGATGCTCTCCAATGAAGAGGATACGCGCCGTTTGCACATCCTCATAGGTCGGCATTTTGCGCTTGGGAGCTTTCGAGACAGAGACATGGAGCCAGCGTTGTCCGTCCTTGAGGACAACGCTCTCGATGACTTGAATAGGCTCACCCTGTAACCGACGCCACAGGATACCATCATCGCGCCTCTCAACGATCTGCCAGTAGGCGGGAGCCTCTAACCCACTATGCGTCTTGCTCTCATCATACTCTCGAATAGTTTTTGTCATCCATGAGTGTCCTTTCGTGTGGGTGGAACTCTCAAGAGATACTCCGGCATCTCCAGCCGTGGAACATAGGACGGATCCACGGCCTGGACCTCGGTAATCATGCGGTCAAGCACCTGAAACTTTGCCATGATTGAGATGTACTGCTCCCAGCGCATCTGGCACCACTTGTCCCAACAGTCATCGCAATAGGCGAAATGTGTCGCCACATACGAGACCGTAGCCACGTTGGGGCATCCGGCAAGGCCGCAGATGCACCGTGGCTTCGAGGCTCGGTAATTCTGGATGTTCAGGTCTTGCTCTTGAAGAGCCATGTGTCCCGCCTTCCTAGCGAACGACTTCAAGTTGAGGCTTCTTCTTTTCGCATTGCTCCAAGTACGCCTCAACCATATCCAATCGGGACGAAGTGAGATGTCCAGAAACCGTGATCTTCACCTTGAGAATCTCACTGATTTTCTCAAGAAACTTTTCCGCACTGCTTCCACGCGCAATCTCCCCAACGCCTACAGCACGCAGATACAAGGCGTTGAGGCGTTGCTTTTTTACTGCGTCATCTGGCTTGGGCGTAGGAGAATTGGATGATGGCAATTGCTGATGCTGTTGTGTGTGCGCATCAACCACACGCTTGGCAGCAGGCGCGTTATTCGGCTTCACATCACCCACGCGCATACGTGTCCCATCGGCAGCCTCGACGTAATCATCCTCATCATAGAGGCACAAGCCAAACTGATCTCCATAGTGACGCAGGGCACGCTTCAAGGCGTCGGTGGTTGCCTCCTTGCGTCCCTTTTCGTGCATCTCGACGGTGTAGGGAGCGTTGACGATCCCCACGCCATCGCCAGGAAAGGGAAACGCGGCCCCAACAACCGACAATTCTATATCAGCCGTGTAGAACTCCATGCGTCCCTTTTTCTCATCCTCGATCACTTCATGAGAACGCCCGATCACCTTGTAGCCCCAGTGTCCGTAGCCGAAAATGCGATTCGCCGTATCAATGGCTGTGTCGCCTTTGATATATTTGAGCATCTTCCCATTTCCCCCTGGGCGATGCTTAATCACATTCACGTCGAGAGATGCAGTGAGCATCTCTTGTTGCGCCTGGCTGAAGCCTTCGGACTCTCGGTACATCTCGATTGCCATATCCGTATCTCCTTTGCTCTGGTCAACAGTATGACCAGAGCTTTACTCCTAGAACGAACTACATAATACCTACGACATCCGACTCTTTGACAACGTGCTTTTTGCCATTCAACAGCACAATCACATAGCCCCACATATCTGCCTCTTCCACATATTCCCCTTCCTCTTGATGCTCAGGTATGACGTGCTTTATGCGCTCATCGTCATACCAAACGGTCTCAGGCTCAACCCAGCGATAGATAGTTTTGTTGCTCATCTCAAACGCTCCGCTTCTGATGCTGTCCCGCATATCGAGGATGGCATCGCTTTCATTCCACATTACAATCCCCATCCGTTGGGGTCGAAAAACGCTGCATAATCCTCGCGCGTCATCGGCTCGTCGTACCCATGATCGTGCTTCCAGGCTTCGTACGCTTCGTCCTCATCCACCTCGTCGCTCGCATTCAACATCGCTTCGACCTGGTTCACGATGCGCCCAGTCTCGCGCTCTTCCAACTGGAGCATATGATAGCAGGGCTTCATCGCCGGACACGTGCAGCCGGACGCCTTGCCATTGACAATGGTGGTGTAGTACGGATCGCCGCCCTTGCTCGGACGGACGGCGTAGACGACGTGGCCGCTTGCCTTGAGCTGATAGCGAGCGAGAATGCGTACAACCTTTGTCGAAGCCTTGCGGCTCGTGAGAGCTGTGGTCATTGGATGTTTCCCCCTTTGATGACTCTTTGTCTTGACACTGTATCGTGTCTCTACTAGAGAGTATATCACGACATCGTGTCACTGTCAAGCGTTTTTGTGCGGATTTGGGTGAATTGTAAAAGATTACAATTTCTTCATGAAAACAGATGTTCCATGACTTTTGAGAAGCGTTTTGCTATACTGCTTTTCCTATCTCTTCGAGTGTGAAGAGGTAGAACGCGAAATAGATGAGTCGTATGAAGGGAAAACATCATGTCGAAACTTCAACCAGGCAACTTCTCCCAACAGCCAACGGGACCGCATGGCTACCCACCTGTTCCAGCCCCGCCACCGCCTAAACAATCCATGTGGCGACGGTTCAGGGGAGCTCGAAAGCGCACACAATGGGGCATAGGATGCGGCACACTTCTCTTTCTTCTCGCTTTGTGTTCGTGTGTAGGTGTTATTTATCCATCAGCGTTAGGATTTCACGATGTAAAAACTACCCCCACTCTTCCTACAGCAACCACAGCACAAACTTCCACACCAACTCCGAAACCAACGATGATCCCAACTACAACACCCAAACCAACTGGCGCACAAGGAGGACCGTCTGTGCCTCCTATCACTCACGATACTCCTCATCTTGGAGGACCGATCAGCGATTTTGTAGGAAAATATGGACCCCCCAACGATCACAGTGATACCAATAGCTATCACTGGCAACGAGCTGCTAATGGCCCTACTGACGGACTGATCGTCTCGCCTTATCCAGGGACGCACAACGCTGGGGGCATTATCGTAGCATCGATCAATGGCGCGACCTGGACGCCAAGTACAGCAGAGGCGATCTGTGCAGCGTATGCGCCATCGGACGCTCATACGCTGAAGCGAGTCGAGCTTTCATCAACACAAGGCTATGATGTGCTTTCTATCAGTTCTTCGCTTGCATCAAGATTTAGTGCGGATGCTTTCACTGATGCAAACCAGAATGTGATCCAGGCTGGCACCTTCGACATTCAATATCTCGTCAAACCGGATGGAAGCATTGATAGTTGCGATCTAGAGATCGGGCAGCAACAAACACACTAGCTCTCATGCACCAGTGAAGCTGTCCTCTTGTAAAAATTGAGGTGACATGGTATCCTCTTTACAACACGATAACGTGACATGGAGGAACTATGCAAAAGGACCCAAATTATGTGTATACTCCCGCTGAAGCGGTGGAGTATCTCAAAGAGAAAAGAGGAATCATTTATGGTGTTGCCAGCCTTCGCAATCTTCGCCGCCGAGGACGCGCTACCACAGGACGCATCTTGAAAAATACGTCTCTCTGGACACAAGAGGAACTTGATGCAATTCAACCATCAAGCAGAACAAAAAGACAAGATACTCAGGATGAAGACGGACAAGGAGGGTTTTCGACATCTGTGATACTCATGTCCCACACGCTGGCTTGCTTGGAGCCAGCATGTTAGCTTCCACGAACGCGGTGTTTGCTCCGCTCGTACACCTCCGGCTCCGGCGGGTCCTCTCCCTCGGCAAGCGCAGCCAGCAGGTCATAATCCTTTCTCAGCAGGACATAGATCAGGCCGATCATCGGACCCGCGATGCGTCCGATCACCTTCATGCGACCTTTATAGCGTCCGGTTCGCTCGTCGAACTGGCAGATGCGCGGCACCAGGCGGTGGTAGAGGGTGCGCCACTGCGTATCCGTCCGAATAGCGGTGAGCGAGACCAGGAACATGGTCTGCTTCAGCAGAGGATTGCCTCCCTTGGTCAAGGTCATGCTGTCTGTGGATGTGCCTGTCTGTCGCTGGTGAGGCGACCAACCCATATATCCACGCAGTTTCGAGGCACGCGGATAGTTGGCGACGTTGCCCATGTGCGCCAAAATGATCGAGGCTTGCGTCGTCCCGATGGTGGGAAACGAGAGCAAGATTCGTCCGTCTCGACTCTCGTGCAGAGCGGTTTCAATCTCCTCTTCCAACACGTCCAGGTGCTCTTGAAGCAAGTGCAGTTCGGCAATGAGTTGCTTTTGCTCCAGAAGCAAGCTTGTGCGTCTGGATGGGTGTTTCGTGCCAATCGTCGTGCGTGCCAGGTCTTGCAATTCTGCGAGATGTGCGCGACTTGGACGCGTATGCAGGCGCGTCTCACACAAGGCGTCGAGAGCTGCTTTCTCGATATCTTGTGGGGACGGATACTGTTTCCTGAGTGCCAACGCGCTCTGGCTGTTGGGGTCCGAATTGACCTGGGTCAATTCAGGAAACAGTTCATCGGCGATGGCGGTCAGCTTATTTTTGCGCTGTGTGCTCTCGCGAACCAGTTCCAATCGGTGCTGGACCAGACCTTGCAGCAGTTGCACCGTCTCATGAGGTGGCACCAGCCTGCGGGCGATCTGGTTTTCATCCGTGACCAAGACACCGCGCTCCACCTGATTGTACAAGAGGGCTGCCAACATCTGTGCATCGCGCTTATCGCTTTTGTTGCGCGACGTGTGCTCTTGTGGGTGGACCTCGTAGATCGTGATGCCTCGCTCGTGCAGAAATTGCTCAAGAGCACGTCCATAGTGACCGGTCCGTTCGACGATGACCTGTTCCCGAGGTCCCTCGGGAAAATCATGAAGGGGAAGATCATGAAACAAAAACAAGGCTGTTTCCACCAGGCCATCAAAGGGGTTCTTCGCAACTCAAGGGGCACAGCCTATAGAGCCAGTATACCACAGGTTGAGGCTTCTCAACCACAGACAAGACACAAGGTACGAGGGAAGAGAAGCGTATTTTTGATGCAGACAGATGGAAGTGAGGCGCAGGAATGACACAGATCGCTCTCAAACGAGACTGTTTTACCCAGGTACCCAACGTGGTGTTCGATTGTGCTCTCTCGGATATCGAAAAACTTGGATTTCTTCAATTTCTGCGTCATTTTGGACAGCAAGGCTACTTTGAGGGGTCGCTGGGCGCATTGTGCCGAACCATCAAGATGGCAAAGGCCACGATTTCGCGTGCCATCCAAAAATGGCTCCAATTCGGCTGGATCAGCCGAGAAGAGACCGACGTTGGAATACGTCTCACGTTGCAGATCGAGAAGGTCTGGCAAGACAATCCATCAAAGCGCAACCGTTCCTGTGAGGAACAGCAGAGCAGGAATGAGACACAGAAAGACTCATCTGTTCCTGCCAGGAATAGCTCAGTTTCTCATAGAAACACAACCGTTCCCACAGGAAACACGGCTGTTCCAATCGCAAGCTCAAAATCGACACAATATAGGGGGAATATGGATTCTAATATATCCCCTAATATGGAGGAGGAATATAGGGAAGCTCCGAAGCCAGAGGCAACTGTACCCGCAAGCCTTCCCTTGCCTTCCCTCCCTCCTGTCTCTCTTGACTCTTTTTCTTCTTTGAGAGAGAAACTGTCCCTTTTAGACACAACCCATTTAGCCCCGTGCCGAAAGGAGGCCGATATGGAGGAAGCATTCCAGGCCCTTTCTCAGCGTCTTGAAGCTCTCGCCGTGCTCATAGGCGAGGAGGACGCCTTACGACAAGCTGAAGTCGCCATCCTGTACTTCAAGCATGTTGAGAAATTCTGGAAAGATCATCATGAACTGTTGACGTTGGTCAAGATCAACAAGTTCTACGAGGAGATCGCGTTCAAGTCACGTGACTGGACACCGCCAGCTCACGCAACACGCCTCTATCCGGAGCCAGAGGTGCCGCACGCGCACCCGATCACGCAAGACATTCCGCAGTCTTGTGTAACAATAGCTCAACCAGTGGAAGTTACACAAGGAAACGGGCAAGGGGACACATGGGGAATGACGCAGACTGAAGCTGAGGCGTTAGAGCAGCAGATTACGGCGCAGTATCCGGGGATGCAGACCTCGTGGGGACAGTTGCCCAGCGGTCGCTCTGTGCTCGGGCTGTACATCGAGCGAGACGTGTATTGCGATCTGTACACGCCCGAAGAATGGATGCAGCCGGTGGACGTGACACTCAAGCAGCAGATTGCGTGGGCGTTGGAAGCGTACGCGCAGTATGCCGGAGCAGTGACACGTGATGAGCGGGTCGCGGTCTAGGAGGTATCATGGTCACACACAAGGGAGGCCCGCTCTTCTTCATCGCCAAAGATGCGACGGGTGCAGTCGTTCAATCTGGCCCGATTGCGTCAATGGATGAGGGCTGGTCGCTTGCACGCGGTCTCATTGCGCGCGAACAGAGCGTCAATGTCGAGTTCTGGCGGTATGGTGACGGTGTGTTCCACTGGACCAATGCTCTCACTCTCCCGATATTCTTCCGTGGAGAAAAGGATGTGTTGAGCGATTCCGAGCGCGAGCAGCAGATCGCGCTGGTGAAAGATGAGACTGTCGTAGAGCAGGAGACAACCCCTGAAGAGGTCGCCCGCTTCTTTCACGAGACCTATGAGCGGCTTGCACCGGACTATTCGTACCAGACCCGCAAGGCAAGCGCAGTTCCGTGGGAGCAGGTGCCCGAAAACAACAAGCGTCTCATGATCGCGGTCTCGGCGGAAGTGCTCAAGAAATTTCTCGTTTCGTAGCGCGTTTGCGCGTAAAGCGACGGGGCGCAAGTGGTGCGCCCGTTGCCAGTCCTGGATTTCGTTCAGAACAGTTTCAGTATAGTCTGAAAGGACAAAAAAATGAAATTTTTCCATAATGACCAAGTGAGCCTTGCCTGGGCCGTCTTGGTTGAGATTGCGGTTCACGCCCTGTTTGCATTTCAGGCATTCCTGCTTGGGGGCTTTTTGGGCGAGATTGCGCTCTCCATTGTCTTCGGCTCCATTGGCACACAGATTGGGGCCTGGGCCTTCGCGATCTTCATTTTCGGGGCAGCGTTCCAGGCGTTTGTGCTTGGGGAATATCTGCGTGAGCATGTAGAAAGTTTTGAGGCGACCGCCAAGGGCAATGGAAGTTATCTTCGCAGTTGGACGCATGTGCGGTGGCTGGTGGCTGGCATTGAAATCTCATCTCTGCTGTTTCGCTGTTATACGATTCTCGTCGAGGGGCATCCCGTTCAGGCGGCGATCATCGGTGTCATGGGCGCAATCGCCCTGTGGTATGCCTTTGCACAGGCAAAGGTCATTCATGCCAGCGTCAACCGTCCAGCTGCGCAGGATGTTGTTCGCGCTCGTGACTACGCCGGACGCGACATTGTGCGTGACGCGATGAACCTGATTCCAAACATGACCACCGAGCAGAAGAGACGGTTTTACACTGGCGATCTCTCCGTGGTTGATGAAGCAGAGGCGCGTCACCAGCAGCGTCACTATGAGAAATTGCGTCCCAAAGAAGAGCGTCGAGCCAAAGAGCAGCAGCAGCAGCAGCAGCAGCAGCGCGATGACGAGATGGCTCGTGGCTATACGGAAAAATTGCTCGGTGGATCAGATGACTCTTTTTTCAAGGCCGTCCCGAGCAAACACCAGGCGAACGGGAACGGCAGCCACAACGCATAGCGCCTGAACCCGAGGACCAGCACGTTTCGAGACGCCCTTTTGTCTTTCTCAAGCATCCTCTACCTGAACAATCGCGGAGGCCAGAAGTGCGTCACACTGATCCGTTACCCGTCGTGCATCCTGCACAACCGACAAGAGAGGAGTCACCTGATGAGCCACTACGACGAGCCGAACCCGTAGCACGATCTGAACAGCCGAGAAACGAGGAACCCTATGCAGCAGTACCGCTCCCCAGAGCGAAACCATCAGGCCCTCTTGCACGGCCTGAAAAAGAGCGAGACCGAGGCCCGAAACCTCCTGCAGAAGCATTTCCAGACGTGGAAGCGCGGGGAGTTGACGCAAAAAACAATTCGGAGCCTGAGTCCCAAAACAATTCACCGGAGGGAGTAAAAACTGTTCAGAATGAGCCGCCAAACAATTCGGATGCAGGAACAAAAAGAATCCAAAAGAATTCATCTCCTGAATTGTTTGAGCCTGATACGCTGGCTCCACAAGCCGAGGAGCGCGAGAATGTCCCTGAAATTAAAAAAATTGGCAATCCTGGGAGGTTAAGGAAGTACGATGATCTTGGGAATGATGACATCGACCCTGTACGAGATGTGGTGTTGTTCTCTTCCAAAATGGGAAGACCGTTTCCTGGGTTGTCGAGCGACATGCAGACCTATTATAAGCGATGGTACTTTACCAAGCCGAACAAAGGAAAGGATGGGAAAGACTATGATCGACATGTCAAATGTTGGGAACGCAAAGAGCGATGGCTTACAGAAGCAGGACTTCAAACGCCTGCGCCCGTGGGAAGTAGCCGTAAAATTGTTGCCTATCGAAAACGGGCCACCAGTTGATGTTGAGCATGCAACGGATGAACAGTTTCATCGGTTCATCACGTCTCTTCAAGGTTTGCCTATCAATGAAGCTGGCATTGATGGATGGTCCTTTGACGATAGATGTAGAACGATCAACCACGCTCTCAAATATGGGCTGATTGTGCCCTTTGTTGAGCCTGAAAACAAGTCAGACGAGGAACAAAAAGAATTGACAAACAATTCAGATTCCGAATTGTTTGAGGATGACGAAGAGGCGCAAGGGGCGATTGATCTGCTTCTCGCGGTTTCGGAGCAGGGAGCACTTGGGCCCGATGGCGCATTGAAGAAAGGAGACGTATGAACATTTCCGCGATTGTCCAGCATGCGAAGGAGTCCTTGTTAGTGCATGGATCGCATTGGCCGACTCTCCTTGTCGAGTCGGACACTGCAAGCACCATCTTCATTTTGGACGGTTTTGGTCAACCGAATGGCACCACCTTAGACAAACAGAAGTATCTGTTTCGCGTCGGGGTCCAGTTTGGAGCAGACCACAAGGGCTCTGAGGTGAAGCAAGTCTGCCTTATCACGGAAGCCTGGGCAAGTACTGTGAAGCATGGTGAGCAGCCCATATCCGCGCCGTCTCTTGACCCGAACCGACGCGAAATGCTCATGATTGTCGTCTTGGATGTCATGCCGACGCCAGGTGGAAAATCACACCTCAAGCAAGCTGTTCACGTCTATGAGATGCTACGAGCCGGAACCTCTCTTGACTTGCTTGCACAGAACAAGGAAGCGGAAGAAATCGAGAGTATGATGCTTCCCTCGTTTGTAGCAGGATGGGCAAGTACAAAGCTTTCTGAAGGGCAGTTACAAGACATTGTGGCGAGGTTTGAAGGATGATTGTTGTTCTGTATAGCATTATTTGTGTGCTCTTTGTGAGCATTGTGCTCCTGGTGTGGCTGGCTCTACAAACCGCTTTCGCCAACGAGCAGGTGTTGCACTCGGTGCGGCGAGCCGTGATCGAAGCTCCCGACACCGTGCGCTTGCCAGATCAGAGAACCATCCGAAGTCGGAGGGTCCCATCCCCTGGTGGACGCATGCCGATGCCTGCCTCGGTCGAGAGCGTCCAGCCGTCACAGGAACTGAGGAGAGAGGGTGATCGTCTGCGTGCTGGACGCAGAGTGCGCTTTCCTCGCACTGCTGTTGGGAGGGGAGTGTGGAATGCATGCGCAAGAAAATGGGCTGAGGCAACAGCCAGAAGAAGACGCACTGAGGCAACGAGGCAATCAGCCCTGCTCTGGA